TCGGTCGCCCCGTTGAGAGCGATGGTGTCGCTGATCGCTTCGCCGGCAAAATTCGTCCCGGCGATGACCACATCGCCGGCATTCCCGACCGCATTGCCCTTGATCGTCACAATCCGCGGGTAATCGGGCTGGGTGATACCTGTGGTGATCACCTGAGCCGCAGCAGTCATTGTGATTGCCGCGTGCACATAAGTCGCCGTCTGCAAAGCCGGCGCGAAATAATAATGCGCCAGGAAGCGCGCAACGAGACTTCCGGCGATGTTCGCTTGTGGAACCTCGCTGGACATCCGCATGCTGCCCGAATGGAATCGGGCATCCCTGCTGCCAAAAGCTAACGCCAATCTCGTCATTTCAAATCTCCTTATCATTTGCGCGGGCGGGACTGGTGGCAGTCCTCAGCCCCACCCGCACCTGGTTGCTTGATTACTGATTACCTGATCACTCAGGTGATCTTTACGTAAGCGCCCTTCTCCGGGACCGGGCTCTCCGTGGCGTTGAACTCCTCCACGTAATACTGATCTGCCGCCAGGAGCTTGCTGGTCCCGCCGCTCACATCATAGGTCGGGTAAGGGCCCATGATCTGCAAAGTTTGGAACACGCGGTGCATTACCAGCTCGCGGTTGCCGACCACGCCGTAGGAGTCGCTCATCTCGGTGCTCTCGAACACCGGCAGGCCCTTCAGCCGGCCGATGAAGCCGTTGGCGTTCAGGTCCGCATCCGGGCGATCGCCCGCTGCACTGAAGCCGTCCCAGTTGGCGATCTTGTCGGCGTTGGTCGCGCTCAGCAGCAGGAAGTTCGGATCGTAGTAGCGGTTGATCACCTTTACCTTCGCCACGCCGATCTTCTCCACGAACTCGGAGAGCGGGTCCAGATCGTCCCAGGTCCCGCCCGAGTTGCTCGCCACTTTCAGCGCAGCCGCCAGAGCCATATAGATCGCGCCCTGGTCGATCTTGCGCCGTACCTGGCGGATCAGGTTGGAGAGCGTGCGCGCCACCGCATCCCAGCCGAGCTGGCTGCGGCTGAACACGATCGCCTCGCGGCTGATCTGGTCCGCCAGCCGGTCGGCTGCCGCATCTACCGTCACGTAGCTGAGCGAAACCTTGCCGCGCTCGATCGCTACCATCTCGCCCTTGCGGATCGCCGTGTACGTATAGTCCACGTCCAGCGCCGTTGAATCGCCGATCGAGCCGCCGTTAGCCGCCGTGATCGTGAATATCTCGCCGTTGGCGTAATCGATCACGTAATCTGTGCCCTCGATATACGCCGTGCCGCCGCCGTTTGGCTCCACAACCACGGATCCGGGCGTGACGCGCTTGTATGCCAGCGCAACCCACACGCCCTCATCCGAGGTCACGTTCTCATCGGTCACCGTGCCGGCATAGCCGGTCTCGCCCGAGAAGGCCTCGTAGTACAGCCGGAACGGGCTCATGTCCACCAGGCCGAAATCGAAGATTCCGGAGGAAACCAGGGTCGGGAACGCCTCCGCGATCACCGCCCGGCTGACGCTGTACGGCAGGTTCAGGTCGGAGGTCTGCTCCGCTTCTTCGAAGCGCCGCATCTCCTCCACCAGGTGCCGCTTGTACTGCTGGTCGAACTTCTCCAGGTACAGCTTGGTGAACTCCTCGTTCACATTCTTCGGCTTGGAGAGATCTCGCCGCTCGCGCAGCTCGCTCTTGCGGATACTCTCCGTCAGCTCGAAAGCCGGCACCGCAAAAGCGGGGATCTCCAGGTCTTGCTCGATCACCGGGCCGATCACCTCGATACCGCGAAAGCCGGCGTCCTGCAGCGCCTTGCTGGCGAACAGCGCATCGTACTCGCGCTTGCGCACTTCCACCAGCTCCTTCACCGCCTCCGGAGTACCCGGGTTGCTGGCCTTGATGCTGGCAACGAATTTCTCGTTGATCTCCTTGCCCCAGCGCAGTCCCTTGGTGTGCTGTTCGATCGCCGTGCTGACCTTCATCTTGTTGGTCAGCTCCTCGAGCAAATTTTTGGCGTTCAGGTTCTCATCCAGCGCTGCGCTGAGCAGCACATCGTCGCCAAGTTTCAGCTTTGCCCGCAGAGTCGCCTCCAGCGTGGCCAGCTGCTTGTCCGTCATCTCGTCGAGCTGAGCCTTCGTAACGCCCAGCTCGGGATGCGATTCGATTAACTTTCTTAAAGCTACGGGGTCCATCATATCCTCCAGTTGCGCAACAACCTCCTCCGGAGTTAACTCCGCGTCGGAAGGCTCTTGCTTGTTCTCTGTGATGACGGCTGCCGGGTCGCTCGCCTCCACCACCAGGTCGTATCCGGTGATGGCCAGCTCGGTCACCTCGTCAACCGCCTTGCCGTTGACCTTGATCGAGCGCGTTTCCCCGCGCCCTCTCTGGGATATTGGGATCTTGACCCCGCCTTCCAGCAGCGCCCGGATGTCTTTGCCCTTCGACGTGGAGAGGATGGTTCCTTCGAGCAGCACCTGCCGCCCGTCGAAATCTACCGCCTCCCACTTGACCACCGTCTCCAGGATATTCGGTCTGCCGGATTTGGATGAGGGATGCTCCGCCTCGCCCAGTAACTGCACCGCACGCCCCTGTCCCGCACTTTCGTGCAGGTGGGAGCGCAGCTCGTTCACCGCCGCCGCCACCACGTACGCCGGGTAGCGCCGGTTATTTTCGTTGATCACGTCTGCTGTGATGCCGATCGCCTTGATCTTGCGCGGCCGGTCCTGACCCGCAGAATCGCCAGCCTCGCCTTCCGCCGCCGACTCCTCCACCAGCTCCACCACGCCGGCAGATTCCTCCACCAGCTTCGGCCAATCTTTTTTACTTTCCGCCAGGCTGGTTTGCGGGCGGTACGATAGCTCGACGATTTTCCAATCATCCCGCTCGTCGAAGATGTATGTCTCGCCTTCCTTGCGGTAGCCGACCTGGTAGTACTCGTCGTCACGCAGCTTCGTGCTCTGCACGATCACATAATCGCGAAACGATTCCGTAACCCACAGCGATTCCCGGTCCTGGTAAGGCAGCTCGTAGTTATTCGGGAACTGCGCGCTGAATGCCTTGCGGATCAGGTGCAGCGTGTACTCCAGGCTGCCCTTCACCAGCTCCTCCAGCGGCTCACCCTGATCCAGGATGACCAGCGCTTTGATCTTACTGACCTTAGAATTGTCTATCTCCGGCATGTCTGCCTCCTCCATCCTGGCCTGAACACAGTTCAGGCAATCGTGCTTATCGGCTCTGAAACACTAATTAAATAATTCCTTAGCCCCAACAGACTTCCCCTTTGCCGCCGCCGGCGCCTGCCCGCTCCATAGGCTCGCCGACGTGCAGTAATTCTCCGCGTGCGCGTAGTGGTCCGCCTGGCTGGCCACGTACACCGCCACCTTCTGCCCGCCCGGGCCGTCCTCCAGCGCCCGCACCGATGCCTTCATGTGAGCGTAATAGTCCGGGATATTTTTGGCGTCCCCCGGCAGCGTGTTCGAATGGTCGTAGAACCTGCCGAAAGTCACATCCAGCGTGCGTGTGCGGTCCAGGTTCACCACCCCGTCCGCCTCCACCCATTGTGCCTCGTCCATGCGCTTCGAGCCCGTCTTCTGCGAGGTGTAATATGCCAGCCAAACCAGCCCCTTGCGCAGCGATTCCTGCAGCTCCCGAGCCTTGCGCGTCTCCGGCAGCGCATCCACAACCGCCCGCTCCACGTTGTATTGGCGGATCAGCCTGCCCAGCGCCTCAAAGCTTTCCACCTCGCCGGCGAATCGCTGCGGCCTCTCCCCTGTCTCTATATCCTGCGGCCCGCGGATCACCACGTGCAGCACCTTACCCACGTCCGCCCCAAGGACGGTCTTCTCACCGCCCACCGGCTTGTGGGCGAAATCCCGCCGGCAGGCATCCAGCGTCTCATCCGTGAGCTGCCCGCCGCGCGGTTGGTAAGGCAAACCGAGATCCTGGTTATACGTTTCCTTGCGCTTCGTCTCATCCGTCGTGCGCAGCGATTCCACGATCGCCAGAAGATTCAAAACGCCGCTCATAAACTTCGTCAGGTGGAAGCCGGCTATCGGCCTCTCCGGGAACGCCACCACCCATTCCCCCAGCGCCTTCGGGTCAATCCTCTTTCCGCACCGCGTACAGGCTGCCCAGGCCTCGCCGTCATCCATCCCATGCCAGGCCTTCGGGCGCTCCAAATCGTCCCACTCGGTGACCACACTGTTGATCGTGACGACCTGCCGCTCCCCGCAGTGCTCGCAGCGGATATGCCACTCGCGCTGGTCGCACTCATCCCATTTGGCGTGGATCCCGAAGCCCGGGTAGCTGGGAGTCGACAGCCATAAAATATTGGCGATCGACGAGTGCCCCAGCCGCTTCACCGCGATCTCCGGCGCCCTCGGGTCCATCTCGTCCACCTCGTCCAGCGCCAATACATCCGCATCGATGCTCTTGAGCTGCGCCGCCCGTCCCTGGTTATCCACCTGCCCACCGCGCAGATAAATAAAATTGTCCCGGATGCGCTTCAGGGTCACCCGGTCGGCGCCCCTTTTTCCTGCCCCCGCCCTTCCGCCATCCACCACGATCGACGATAAATAATCGCTCGCCTCGATTGCCGGCCCGATCCTGGCCGCCGAGAAATCGCTAACGTGCGTGTCGGTCGGGAACACATACAGCCCGTTCGCCCGCCTGACATCCGCCGCGTGCACCACATAAGAGATCGCCCACTCGCTGGCGCCCATCTGCGAGGCCTTATAAATCACAATCTCCTGCCTCCGGCACCGGTAAACATCTCGTAAATACAAATGACCAGCCAGGTCGAAGCGCACCTCCGGCTTCAAAGACCGCCTCTGCAGCATCGTCCACATCAGCAGATCAGGCGCGGGCTGATCTCCGCCCTGCCCGCCTGCCTGCAAGCCGGCTTGCCGGCCGCTGATCTCAATCAGCGCTGAGGCCAGCGATTCCCGCTGCTGCCTGTAAGTTGGCGATGAGCCAATCAAGCTCGTCATCCGTCCAATCCTCGAATTCGGATACCCTCTCCACCTGCACCGGCTGTCCCGGTTTGCCGGCCAGCTCCACGTCCAGCGCTGACTTCGGCTTGTAGACGTTCATCGTCTCCAAATACGTGATCCTGTCCCGGTGCGCCGCCGGGTCCACCATCTTCGCTACCTTCACCCAGGCTTCCAACACATCCGGAAGGTGATCGCCCAGCATCGCCACCCGCGTGCGCTCGATCTCCAAGTCGATATTCGGATCGTTCTCCCGCCACTTGCGGATCGTGCGCGCATTCCGCAGGCCCAGCACATCCTGCGCCAGCGCGTCGATCGTCTCAGGCTTGCGCTTATCCATCGGCACGCAACTCCAGGCGATAAAAGCAGCCTTGCGCCAGTCCCAGCCTTTGGTTCTAAGAGCCAGATACTCCGTCCACCAGGGGATGTCCTTATAGCGCGCCTTCAGCATGCCATAAGCCATCCGGCTATCCACCTGCCCGGGCGTCGTTTCCGACGCCGGAAACGTAGAATCGCTTGGATCCGGATCTACATAAATGCCTTCGTCCTCATCGACCATCGTTCACCACAACTGCCCGCCAAGACCGGAAAACCAGCGGAAAAAACGGAACTTCTACGCCTGATTCGTTCCTGGACATAGCTCCTCTAATAACCCTTATCGAAACTGTATTCACTCTAAAAAAACTCCGCGCTCTCCGCGCTCTCTGCGGTAATATTTCCCGAGTACGGGTCCTCCTCGAGCTCTATCTCCCGCATCCCCTCCAGCCCCTGGATATATGCCCGCAGCAGGTTCGCCGTCTCTGGTCCGCACTTCTCCTCCACCCGCTTCAGCGCCTGCTCGATATCCTCCGGATTGACCCGCTGCGCCGCTCTCATCTCGCCAGCTCCAGGTACTCCCGCAGCCCGCTTGCATCGATGATCCCGCTCGGCGTCAGCGCATCCTCCAGGACCAGGTCGATGTTTACATCGCCGGAATCGCTCAGTAGCCGCTCGAACATCGCAGTTGAATAAACATCGCCGTATGCCTGCCACTGCCGGCAAGGTACATTCTCATAAATGCCCCGCTCCGCCTCGCTCAGCTCTAAATCATCCAGCCAGTCCCGCTCCATGCCTGCGTCGCAAGATAAATCCAGCGCAGCCGCAATCGCCTCGTAGCGCAGCCCGTACACCAGCGCCGCCCGATATTCTGAGCGATGCTTGCCATCGTCCAACGCAGCCAGCGCCGCCAGCCCGGCGATATTCGCCTCGGTCTCCACCTGTGATCTCCGGCTCAGGCACATCATGCCCTGGTAGACATGCGCCGCCTCATGTGCCGCCACTGCAATCACATCCGGAGTACCGTAATAAGAATCATGCGGGTAGCGGTAGCGCGTCGAGACCCCGACCACCTGGTCGCAGCCGCCGTCCAGGATATACCTTCCCATCAGCACCGACCCGCGCAGCTCGCCCGGGAACGGTACATAATACGCCGAGATACCCAGCGCCCGATCGGACACCCCGATCTCCACGAACGCCGGCGATATCGCCTCCGTCCAGCGCACCAGGTCAGCCTTCGTCGGCTCGACCGGCTGCCAGGCAATTGCAGTCCACAACCCATCCAGCGCCATCGCTAATGAAATCAACACTTCCAGGAAGCTCATCCTTCAAACCTCAAGCAACCGGTTCCAGGTAATACGTTCCATTCTCAAACAGGCACACCCAGTGCCCATCGTGTTGCCCACCCTTGATTTGCACCCAGATCGTCTGCACCGGCGTCCCCGCTTTGACATTCAAGATCGGGAATTGGTCTCCCAGGAAAACATCGCCCACATCTGCGTGGTTGGTGCCCGGGCCGCTGCGTACATTCAATTTCGCTATCTTGACCCGAAATCTCATCTCGTCTTCTCCTCCTGGTGGAGGCGTAGCGCCTCCCGGCGGGCTGATACTGGTGCCGAACTGCCGGTTGAACTGCTCGTAGCTGTAGTGATAGCGGTTCAGGTCAATGTCCCGGCTCTGCGCGCCCCACAGCGCTCCCGGCCCCTTCGCCGTGTACTGCCAGATCGTCCATGTTTCTGGGTTGGCAATCGCGCTCCAGTCGTAGGGAATAGTTGGCTCGGCAGCGCTGGTCCAGTGAGCCACATGCAGCAGCCGCTGCTTAGCCCAATCTGTGCGCGGCAGGTTCGTATTCCAGAATCCAGGGCTGGTGTAGATAGCCATCATCACGCCCGTTTTCTGCTCGAACTCCGTGATCGCCTTGTACAGCCAGCCTCCCAGCGCACTCTTACCCAGCCCGCCTGTATCCTCGCAGTCCGCTACCGGTAGCACCGCCGGCGAATCCTTGTAGACCGCAGCGAACGATTCGGCGTGCTTGCGCCAGTCCTTATCCGGCTTCATGTACCAGTAAAGCAGCAGCGCCATCTGATGGTCCACCGTGCCCTGGGCGTTGTTCCCCAGCTGTGGATCAATATATGCATTTCCATAGCCCGCCCTGGCCATCAGAATCGACGCCATCTGGCTCAGGATCCCGAAGTCCATGATCCCTTGCCAGATCGAAACGTCCGGGAATTCCACCGGGTAATCCGCAGCCAGAGCCTGCGCATCCACCCGCCGACTCAGCAGGAATTCCCGCGCTCGCTCGACGATCGACGTTGGCCCGGCGCGGTGCTGCTGGCTGAACGGGCGGGAAATGATTCCCCGCTGAGATAGGTAAGCTATCTCCTCCGGAGGAATATCATCAACACCAAAAGGAAATATCATGTCAGCCCTCGCCGGTGCTTGGCTTGACCCCCACCTTGTTCAATGTCTTTGGCAGCACCCCTAGCGCCGACCAGTGACCCAGCAGTGACCCACCGATTTTCAGCACAACCGTCACATACACCGCATTCGGCGCCACCAGCTCGAAGGCCTCCGGGATAACCTGCCCGAAGAAGCTCGTGATAAAACTCACCGCCAGCCACACCAGGATCGGAATCAAATCCGAATCGATATAGCCGGCCAGCTTCTCCAGCTCAAACCGCTTCTGCCGGAACGCAACATAAATCCCGAACAGCACATCCAGCACAACCAGCGCCAGCAAAAACAGAACCTGGTTCTGCACCGACTGCCAAAAAGCAAGTAAATTCTCGCTCGTCATGACCTTATCCTCCTAACTTCTTGTTGCCTGATTCCTACTTCGCCAGCTCCCCGGTATCTTTCTTCTCCAGCCGCTCCACCTTGCTCTGTAGCCTGGCTATATGGATCTCCGCCTCGGCCAGCTTGCGCTCAGCCTCGCGCCGCTTCGTTCGCTCTATGTCCAGCTTCGCCTCCAGCTCGTCCCGGTTCCTTTCCAGCGCATCCACCCGCTCCGTGAGCTGCAGGATCAGCTCCTCCGAGGCCTTCCGGGCTGCCTCAGAGATATCCATCTGCAGCTTCTTCTCCGCCAGCTTATCCGCCTGGCTCTTCTGCCGAATCTCCTCCGCCGATTTGCGGTACTCCTCGCGCATCTTCCAGTAAAGCGGCAGCAGCCCGATCAATGCGGGTCCCATGCCGGCGATGCAGGCGACGATGACAGTCTCCCAATTGAGCATGGCTATGCGCGGACATCAGCGCCGCGGAAAATCAGGTGCTCGTATGCCAGCATCGTCATCACCCCGAGAATCAAAAAAGCGGCCTGCAATCGCAGCACCGCCGACCAGAGCATAAAATCCAGACCAATTGCCAATCCCAGGAAGTCCTTTGCAAATACAAACGCGTAGAAAATGAGCACGTGCGCCAGCCACGAAAGCGGCGGAATCGTGTACGCCCACTCGTCGGGATGCCGCCGCCAGAAGACCGCCGTCATAAAAATCGATGCAATTGCTACGATCACCACCAGGAACTGGACGTACTGCTGCGTTGTAAGCGCCGCCGTTGGTGCCAAATCGCTGCCCTCCACTCTCCCCCAGCTTCCTCGCCCCACCACTTTATAGCATAAGTTTCTTAAGAATACAATAGCGTTTCACAAAAATAGTCCATTTCTCCCTTAAACGGCGACCTCCCGGCTGGATCCAGCCGGGAGATCTGACACTCGCCACATTAAAGGGATTTTTCGGTCGCCGGGGGGTTGGGGGGGAAGCCCCCCGGCTTCAGGGGACGTGATCTGTTGGGGGAGAACAGACCACGCAGCCACAGTGTAGCACGGTTTCGATTGTTGTCAAGATCGTTTCAGTAGAAACACTGATACTACTCAGCCAGTACTATCCCGCCGGTACCGCCTGGAACCGGCTATGAGAGCAGTAGTAGTACTGGTTTCGCTAACGGACATTAGCGGAGCCGTCGCAAGTTCCATAACCGCGAAAAATCCTCCAGCGGTTCTGGATCCGGCGAAGGTCTCTGATAGATCGATGCTCTCCAGCCCTCCAGATCCTTTCCCCCTCCCAGCAACAGTTGCCGCGCCAGCTCCTCGAACCCATCCATCATGCCCTGAGCTATCCGCTCCCGCCAGGCTGCCATCGTAACAGGGTGGATCAGCAGCACATCTCCCATCCGGTATGCACCCGGATTCGGCACCATGCACTGCTTATGGCGCACGATCCCCCGCCCCTTCAGCCTGACCGGTGTTGTTTCCTCCACCATCAGGTACGCGCTCTCCACCACCTTCACCCCATAGATCGATCCTATCAATGCTTGCATCTCATCATTCATCGCTCAAATACTCCCGGATCAGCTCGTTATCCGGCCAGACCTTCACCGCCTTATCCATCAACTTGGTCATGAATTCCAGGATATGCTCTGGCGAGTTGAATCGCAGCCCTATGCTGCTCTCTCCGATCCACATCACTCCCACCACATGATCCTTCTTGGCATAGAACTCAACCGGTAAGGCCACCGTCTCTGAGATCCTCACTCGTCTGTGGCTCATGGATTGATCCTTTTGAACTCGATCACCCACATCTGCTCAACAGTTGATATTTGCTCGGTAGTTCTATAATCAAAATACCTGGCCTGCTTAATCTCGTTGTGTTTTCGGCAAAGAGGTTGCATGTTTACGGGGTGATCTACACCGCCTTGGGCTAACGGTTTTATATGATCCCACTGTGTCTCTTTCATTGAGCCACAATAAATACACGCCCATCCAAGTATTTGTTTTAACTGTTCAAGATCATGGGGGGCATAAGGGATGTGTAAGTCTTTCTTCTTGGCTTGTCTTTGCCTTTCGTAAAATCGGTTGGCTTGTCGTTTATTCTCGATATCCCTGGTTCTCAGAGACGATTCGGAGTGACAGGATTTACATTGCGACTTTAGTCCATTGGGCGTGCGTTTATCTTTATGAAACTCGTTGCCAGGCAACCATCTTTCACACGTTGGGCATTGCCAGCATTCCATACCATCGAAAATTGCGCTCTGTTTTCTTTTGCCACCGTTGGCAATGAAAGACGCAATACGTTTCGATAGGTGTTTATCTGAAAAAGATTTACCCTTAGGCCACGGCATCTTCACATTCTCCTAAATGTTATACACCAAACCCAGGGATTGCTCTCCCAGGAATAGCCGCGTTTGGCGTTGAGTTTGTCCCAATAATCTTGAAATTTATCAGTTGGAATTGGTTCAGCTAAAGTTTCACCATAATAAATAAAACCTTCCCGTTCCGCATCATCGTCGCTGATCTCCTGCAATCTTTCCACCCGAATACCTGTGATCTCCAGTGTGATTCTCGAAGCCCAGCGCGGCATGTGAATGGATGGTCTGCGTCCATCGTTTATATATGTCAGCCAGGCGCGGTCTGAATCGTTATAAATTGTTCGCTCAAACCATCTACGCTCTCCATCTGCAAAATAATCACAGGCTAATTCGGCTTCATCGGTAAAACCAATGGCGCAGTTCTCCCGTACCCATAGCTGATCTCCAGGCTGACCGTAAGGACAATAATCGGCAAAGTTTGTATGAATAGAATCGTAAAACTCGGATTTGGATTTTTGCCATCCATAAAAATCTATATCGGCAAATCGCCCCACGCCTGTAATATGTTCAGGCTGCGGCTTGATCACCCGCCTGGTCTGTGTCTTTCGTCCATCCAGGAGCGCCTTGACCATTTCGCCGGAAAATAGAATCGGTCTCTCTTTCATTTTTCCTCCCATCTCTTGCTTACGCCGCGCACAAACTCAGCCGCCACTGCAAAGCACGTCGCAGGCTCAGCACCGAAAATATCGCAAGTCTGGACCACCCAATGACCGAGTGTGAATAAAGCAAAATCTCTAGTGCTGGGTTGTTCCAATTGTGAGCGAACTCGAGCGATCCGCTCCATATCCAGCGGGATATCAAGTTTATCCATTCTGGCTCCTCTAATCCTTCTTAGCGATACTGCCACTGCCCGCCGGTGACCATGATCCCCCGGGCTCCTGCCATCATCTGGATCTTGCCATCTTTCGCCAACCTGGTCAGGTAATACACCACCGTCGAGGTAGACGACATTCCCATCCCCTCCGCGATCTCCCTGATCGTCGGCGGTATCCCGTCGTGCTCACTTTTGTACCGCACGATGAAATCGAACACCTGCTCCCGCCTCGTGCCGTCAACATTTCTGCTCATCTCTCACCTCTCACTTCGCCCTGTACGGGCGTAGCAATTTGCTTCGCCCCAACCGGCACTTCCCAACCCCATTCGATCATCCTCTCAACCACCGCCCGCGCCTTCATCGGCCCCATCGCGCTCGCTGCCCCCAGCCTCCGCGCCAGATCCCGCTGCTCCTCCGTCTGCGCCTGGAATGCCGACCACGCTCGCAGCACCCCGGCCACCTCCGCCATTCCCTCGATCCTTCGATTCGCCCCCCTTCTCAGATAGGCATATTCGCCCCGCAAATAGGCCTCGAAATTTTCCATCACCCGCGCCAGCCTCGGGAATCTCTCCCTGTGTTCTCGCCAATCCGCTAACAATTCTCCATTCTCGCCTCTCTGAATTCCTAACTCATACTTCGCAATAATTCCATCGATGTCTCCCCACTCCCGCAACGATTCCAACCGGTTGAACACCGTCTGCCCGCCGATCTTCATCTGCCTGCCGATCGCCTCCGCCGGCAGCCCCACCGCCCTGGCCAGCAGCATGAACGCATCCCCATCGTCGCTCCACAATAATTTCATGCCGTTCCCTTTGCCTTTTGGGAAGAAAAGATCAGCCTTCATTACCTCCGAGCGCCTCACGAACCAGAAATTCCACTTCCCACCCGGGTTCCGGCCGCCCAGGTTAACCGCCTGCACCCCGCTCAGCCGGCCAAGCGACAGGAACCGCAGCACATCCCGCGAGTCGATAATATGCCCGTTGAAAGCACCGGTGAAATACTTCGCCACCTGCGGCAGCGTCCACCACTCGTCGCCCCACCGCTCCCGCTTCAGCCGGCACAGCCGCCGCAGGCGCCGGTCTCTGATCCGATCCATGTCGAACCAGATCCAGTTCGCCGGGTTCACCAGCCAGCGCTCCAACACAACCCACTTCACCCGCCGGATCTTCCTGCCCCCGGGCAGCACCTCGCCCGGCAAAAGCCCGCTGTCCACCCAATAAGTAACCTTGTGAGCGTCCTGCCCCAGGAGCTTTGCAATCTTATTCGCCGTGAGATACTCAGGGTGCTTCGAAGGCGCCGGCAGGCGCAAGTCCCGCTTCCAGCGCAGGTGAACACCCGTCAGCGACCTGCCCAGGCGCACCGCCATTTCATCCTCTGCCATAAAACCCAGATTCCGACGCAGGAAATCGTCCTCCGCCTCAGCCCACCTCGGCGGCTTCGAGCGCCTGCCCTGCTCCACTCCGGAAAGCCGGCTGACCAGGCCCGGAGCCCTCGCCGCCACGATCTCCGGCGCCACCCCGGCATCCATCTCCCCTCCCGCCACCGCCAGCTCTGCCAGCAGATCCAGATCATTCATCATGCTTCGCCCCTGCAGTCATCTCAATCATCTTGCTCACCAGCTCCACCGCCGGGCAGTCTCCACACGTGCTCCGCGAGGCCATGTCCCGCAAAGTGCAGCGCCGGCATGTCCTCTCTGCCGCCTGTGCCACAACTTCCCACGGCGGGACCCTCCCGAGCTGGCAGGCGAGATCCCACGCCGGCAGTTCTACGACCCGGCGCGCGTAGCGTACCGCCGGCACGCCGATCTCTTCCGGCGCCCCGCTCGCCGCCTGCATTTTGAGCAGATTCGTCATCCGTGCCGCAGCCGCTATCACCGTCTGGATGCTGGACCGGTTCGCCGCCAGTCTGGCTGCCAGCTTCACCCGCGCCTGGCTGTCCGGGATCTTCTTCAGCGCGCCGACCGCGCTCCTGTCATGCGGCAGGCTGCCGGCGGCGATATGCTCCAGTATCTCCGCCTCCAGCGTCAAAAGATCGAGCCTGGCATAAATCATCACCGGCGCCTTCCCCGTCCGCCTGGAGATCTCCGCCACGCTCAGCCCGTGCTCCACCTGCAGCCGGCGGTAAGCCTTTGCCTCCTCCACCGCGTTCAAATCCCGCCTTTGCACGTTCGCCACCAACGCCCGCACAAGCCGATCCCTCGAGCCTGTTCCGTTAAGCGGCGCCTGCACCAACGCCGGAATCAACTCCAACCCGGCCAGCTTCGCCGCCCGCAGCCGGCGCTCCCCATCATGCAGGATATAAATACCTTCGTCCGCTGCCTCCACCGTGATCGGCTGGATCAGCCCTTGCTCCGCGATCGACTGCGCCAGCTCCTCCAGCCCGTCCTGGTCGAAATCCACTCGCGGCTGCTCCGGGTTCGCCAGCACTGCCGCCACCGGAATCAAATCAAAAGTCCTATCATCCTTCATCATTCCGCCCTCCTCTCGGCCATTCCCTCACCCGCAAATCTTCCGGCCACTGCTCCGGGTCGCCGCGCTTGTCTGGCCATCCGCCGAGCTGCTTGACAAAAACCGGCGTCCCGGCCATTCTGCACTGATCGATGATCGACCGCGCCCAGTCCAGCTCCATCGGCCTGTGTCCTGTCCCCGATTCCCCGCCGACCACCACCCAATCGATTGACATATCCTTCCACCAGGAGAATTGCGGAGCCTGCTGCTCAATATGTCGCGCCGCGCCATAGATATCTACCGGCCCCAGCAGTGGCTCGCAGCTCAGCCAGTGCACCGCCGCCAGGGTGCGCTGTAGTTGCGGGATACGTTTATTGGCCGCATTCTGGTTCTCAACGCTCACGCCCAGCCAAACATGCTCCAGCCGGTCCGGCAATTTCGTGCGTATCTGTGGCACAAGCTCCGCCATTCGCTCTGCGCGCTTGGTCAGCACCTGGAAGATATGCTGCGGCGCCGACGCCATAATTTTGAAGACTGCATAAATCCACTCATCCGGCACCGTCTCCAGGAAAAGATCGGTCATCGAGCACACGAAGACCATCCGCGGCTTCTTCCACTTCAGCGGCCAGCTTAAGATTTCCTGGTCCACGCGCAGCTTATCCGCCCCCACCCGGTACTCCGGACCGCCGAAGCGCAGGTTGAGCCGCTCGGCATAGCAATTCTTACACCCCTCGCTGACCTTCATGCAGTGCCAGCGCCCTTTGATTCCCCGGATCGGGTTCCACGTCGCATCCGTCCACTCGATCTTGCTCTTATCCGCCATAATCCCTGATCTCCTATCTCGTCTCTCTCATCTCCAATCTGCCCCGCTCGTCCGCCGCCACCTCGAATACCATCCCTCCCCGCTCCCACATTTCCCCGACCGCCAGATAATGCAAATGCAGCAGATCGCGCAACTCCGCCCGGTTGAGCATTGTATTGCTGCCCCACAGTCCAAGCGGATCCCGCACCAGGCGGTAGCCGTCTACCGCATGCTCTACACGGCTGCCCTTCGAGCGCCCGTTCCCGCTCTCTCTCTTTCGCTCCGCAGCATGCTCCGCCTGGCAGTCTGGGCAGCGCCGGCTCTTCCCCCTGGCGTGCCTGGCCACCTGGTACACATCCCCGCAGTCCGTGCATACCATATCCACTTTGCGCTGCGCCCTGGCCCGGGCTTCCTCCGTCCACATAAGCACCCCAAAATCCCGCTCAGCTAATGCAAGTTAGCGGAACTAAAGTCCTAACCGCTCCCACCAGGGGCGACAATTACACTCTTCCGTGGACGGGTCCCAGCCTTGTTGTATTGCCCAATCGTTGCGATATTCTTCGATCAAGTCTATTTGTTTGGTTGACTCATATACCATGTGGCACTCCAGACATTCTGGTGGGTGGAAGAACATACCACAATGCGGGCATTGCAACTCTATTTCTGGATCGTCTCGCTCAATATATCTGCCTGAAGAGTCAAACATCGTCATCATAATCCTCCTGTTCCCATAATAGAATTTATCGGCTCAACCTATATATTCGATTTCGTATAAATGCCATACAAATTCATCTACCTGATATGTGCCAATATATTTACCGAATGGATTTGGCTGACCTGTTCCAAAAATACGAAAATATCTGTTCTCATAAGGTGCATTCAAGTTGACTTCAGCCCATAGGCAGGGCGTTCCCTGTTGCATTTGGACAGTTAATATCTTTGCCCCCATTGGCATGGCTATACTAAATTGATCTGTAGAAACAAACCGATATTTATAAATTACAGTATTCATTATCCTCGCTCAATTCGGGATAAGCATCATCCCACTCTAGATCGTCCAGGGTGAAGTCGGGCTCGCCGTCGTCGTTAAGAAAATAATCCCGGTTTTCGCATTGGCAAATGCCGCGCATCTCTCCGCAATCCGGGCACCAGTTAGGATCGCCCATGTCCTCAGGTCGGATTGGTTGGATCATTTCGCACCATTTCTCTAATCTCTAACAAGTGATATGAACCCGGGCATGCCTCCTTAGTCGGGTGTGTTGTCAACCGTCCAATTTTTCGATAATGCCTTGGCAGTAATACCCCAGTGCCATCTCCGCCCTTGGGGATAACACCTTTGTAATTCTGCAAACACCAGGGACATTGATAATATTCTGTTGTTCTCATTTCGCATCTCTGTATTTTTTGGCTAACTCTAAAACCTTACCCCGCTCGATTTCCACAGCGCCATATTTCACGGCGAGCGCACGTTTTGATTTGCAGATGTCGTAATGCGGGACATTTTTCGCCTGGAACCATTTGCGCTGGACACCGATCCTGTCTGCCATTTCATGAAGCTCATCCAGGCTATCTGCCAGCATGTGGCACATGATCATGCGACCATATCGATTTCGAGCGGCGTCCACATATATAGCCATTTTATTTCCCTTCCCAGCTCTTGCTTACCCCGCGCACAAACTCAGCCGCAACAGCGAAGCATGTCGCCGGCTCAGCACCGAAAATGTCGCACGTCTGGACAATCCATCCTCCGAGGATGATCAGCGCATAATCTCTGGTATATGGTTGCTCCAGTTGACTTCGTAATCGCGAGACGCTCTCCCGGTCTATCGGAAAATCTTTGTCTTTCATGGCTCATCCTCCAATATTTCTTGGAGCTTTTCCACAACTTCTTTAGCCAACTCTGGGCTCTGGTTGCCGTATTCATAACTTTGAAGCGCCCGAATGGCAGCAAGTAAGGCAGTTCGCAGCCCTGTTATTTGCAATACCAATTTGCCATTTTCAGCTTCAGCGCGATCCAACATTGCGGCTGCCGCCACATCAATATCATCCAGAGTCAAGTCGGCGGTAGTCCCTAGATACACGAGCCCTCGTCGAGTCCACTGATACCACCCCTCTTCCGCACACTGTTCAGCCGGATAGCCCTCGGGTCGTGTCCAATAAAACGGCTCTTTGGCAATATGCTGTTTCAGATCATTGATCTGTTGACGCAACATCTCAGCTTCGATAGCCAATTCCGCATTTCTGACCTGCAGCTGCTCGTTGATGGCTTCGGCAGATTCGGCGCGTGATATCCCGTTGTGTATAACGTTCAGGAACTCCTCAGCCTTTGCCTGCATCCGCTTTTTGTGTTCCTCAACCAGATCGCTCGGATGATCTTCAGGATCAAACCCGGGGGGAAATCCATTCATTTCTTCTCTCCACAAATCTTGTCTAGTTCTATTTCGAGTGATGGGTCGAGACGATTTATAACCTCGTCTATTAGATCAGACTCGAAAGACAGTATAGAATAATCTGCCCACACCTTTTCGATGAGTAGATCGACGAGGCGTTCATTCGTCATCTTCTTCAATTCGGTTTGGCGATCTTTCGATTGCATCAACTTGTCAAAAAACTGCTGTAAGCGTTGTGACTGCGTATATTTCATGTTCAGCTCCGCTAAGATTCCTTACCTGAACTCTACGCACTCTGCGGTGAGCTCACAAATACTCCGCCATCCACCAGATCACCAGGATCGCCGGCCAGAACAGCGCAAACAGCGCCAGCCGCAGCGCGTACCCACCCGCCGTCAGATATTTCCGGTCGATCTTTCTTTTACCCTGATCTATGCCAATAACCAGGTACGCCAGAGCAAGAGCGCTTCCGCCAACTATCCACCCGAGCATTTTTCCTCTCCATCCAGCTCCAGGTAATGCCTGGCTCGATCCCGGCACCGCTCCGCCGCGGCGTACATCCCCAGGTCGTGAAACTCCGCCGCCGCCTTCTCCAGCAGCTCGGGGTCACCCTCCGCCTCTCCCACCGCGCGCAGCGCCCGCGCCACCCGGTATTGCTCCAATCCGATACTCAATGTGACCGGTAAATCAAGCATCTCCTGCTCCTAACTCGAGCTCATGCCTGGATTCGATAAACTGCCGTACCTCCGGGAGCATCAAATTTTCATCGGTAAATTTGCGCATCGCCGCCTCGTACATCTTGAAAAAATGCGCCCGGTCCGTGCTCAAATTCTCCCCCGGGAAAAAGCGCGGCCATCCCAGGCTTTCCGCTACCCGCTTCACAACCGGGTGCGACCACTGGTATTCCTCGTTTTTCTCTACCCATTCGCCATCCTCGTTGTGCCCGAAATAAGTCATCGTCTCGTGCGCCCGCTGGATCACCTCCTCCCAGGCTTCGTAAACCTCTGGCACCTTCAGTACCCCGCGCTGTAAATCGCTGGCCGCCCGCCGCAGCTCGTGAACGCTCGGAAAAAAATCACCGCTCGTCGCACACTGCATTGCTGCTGCCCGCAGGTAATCCGCCGGCAGATCGGCCAGGAGTTGCGTATAGACCTGCACCGTCTCCTTCGTCGGGCTGAAGCGCGGGTACGCTGCCCCCAGCATCGCCAAAATCTCGATCACGTCCTCACTGCTTGCCATTCAGTTGATCCTCCTGGTAATCTCTCAGCGCCTGGAAGATCCCAGGCTCGCCGTTCTTCTTTTGATCTTTTCGCCGGTCCGATCCGTACCCCTCTTTGGACCACCTGCGCAGAATCGCCTCGATGTATTTCCAGCTTCGCCCGTTATTTGCCGACGCTTCCCGGATCGCCGCCATCACCCACTGCGCCGTGTGATCCTCCTCGGCCAGAATCAGCGCATCCCGAATCAACGGCGTCAACGGTCCAATTTCCTGCTCGTAAATCCGAAAAACATTAGAGCTTGCCGCACCGCCGGCCTCCTCCTCTGCCTCTGATTCTTCCTCTGATTCTGATTCTTCCTCTGCTTCTATAACGGCATTGTAACGTTTCGGTGTAACGTTACTAGAACGTTTCTCGCGGTGCCTCCGTACTCGCTCTGAAACGTTGTCGCTCTTCGGCTGGCGCTTGGACCAGTTCACGATCTGGATTACCTCATCGCCGGCGATCATGCTTAGAATACGAAACTCATCCAGAATCGGTCCGAGCACCTCCCTGGGCAAACCTGTCTCCTCCTCCAGGTCATCGACCGTGAATGGTATTTCCTCCGACAGCAGCAAGAAGCCCCGCCGCGGAGAATCGCTCGCAACTGCCAGCATGCACACCCATATGCCGATCACAAGCGCCGGAGTCTGGCCGGTCTTTTTGCAAACTCGCATCAGTTTCCGATCACGCCGCATATCACCGTAAACTCGAAACCAGGGCATCGATGTCATAAAATAAATCCGTTCAGTCAATGTCAATTATCAGCACCACTGGTAGCGCGCATCCTCTTCGCCACCCGCCGCAGATCGTTTGCCAGCCTGCGCGCCAGCGTATCGCTGATCAGTACATAGCGTGTGCCTTCCGGCTCATCCCGGATCGCCCCATGCCGCTCCGCCCGATCCAGCTCCTCCGCCAACATCATCAGATAAAGAGCATCCGTCTCTCGATAGCTCATCCCCTCACCCCTTCCCCCTCACCCCTTATTTTCTTTTCCCCATTCGCGTTATTCGCGGAATCACACTTCCCGCAGGAGCACACTGGCCGCTCGTAGCCCAGCACCGCGTCCACCAGCCGGCCAACCTTCAGCTGGATATCCACACCCAGCTTCTCGTCATAATGCAGACCGAAGACCTTCACCTGGCCGTGGTCCCTGGATAGATATACCACGTGGCAGAATCGCCGCTTCAGGTAGTGCATGTACGCTTGGCACTGCCAGTACACACGACCCGGCACCTTATTGCCCGGCAGAAATTCCCTCAGCGGCACCGTCTTGATCTCCAGGATCTCGCGCCCGTCCAGCAGCCCGTCTGTATGACCCTGCACCAATCCGTCGAATAGCGTAATCGTCTCCCCGGGTGCGTAGATTCCCAGCAGCCTGAGCCGCCCCTGCAGAGCCTCCTCCAGCTCATAGCTCAGCCGCGTCCGCAGGTGCTCCTCCACCGAGATATGATTCCCGTTGCGCACCCGGTCGTAGATCTTGCGCTCGCAGTCCCCGATCCCGCTCAAACCGATATACGGCCGCCGGAAATCGTGCCCGCTGTTCTTCGCCGTCCAGTCCACTAGACGCTTCTGCAGCTCTTTAGAATTCATTCCTCATCCTCCCGTAATCGTTTTCTCCGCATCCGCTGAACCAGGTTGCGATTCAGCCTCTGATGCTCAGCACAGCAGCACCTGGTCATTGGCCATTCCGGAACGAAGCTGATTCCGCACGGCGGGTAAGAGCAGATCCTGCTGCGCCCCATCACCAGCGATCCAGGTTTGACCATGTCCGGCCTGGCATGGACCGTTACACTTTCTGTTTCCGCCACCATTGCCGGCGTGCCATCTATCATCGCTCCCAACGCGGAGATCGCCCTGCGCAGTTCCGCACTGGCTGCCATGTGACCCTTGTAAACCGAGTGTAGATACTTCTTCGTCCACGCCGGCTTATGATCGATGATCCGGCTCAAATCGGCCGCCAAAAAAGCAAATGACGCCATATCCGGATTCAGCCCCAATGCGGCCATAATCTCAGCGAGGGCATACTTATCCCCTCTCGCACCATAAAACGCAATTTGCCTGTCCAGAACCTGTCCAGAAAGGTAGGTATTGGAAACCGACTTAGCGGGATTCATGGCTTGGAACCAACATGCCTCGATATCGCAGCGGGCGGATCATGATGATCCTTTCCGCTTCGTGGATCGCTCGCCGGAATTCGTCCTTGTGATCCGGATGGACTACCGGAAGATCGATGAAAATGCTCCACGCATAAGCCAATGTATACAGGACTTCGTACTCCTTCTCGGATAGAGCCCATTTCAGCGGCTGACACAGCGGGCACTGGCGCTCATTCGGATAAGCGATCTCGTGCTCGGTGCACCAGGTCAGTTGAGTAGCATCCAGCATGTCCATCAGCCCCTCCTCTCAAAACAGTAGACCATCACGCATAGCCTCCTGGCACTGCGCACAACAGCAGTATCCCGCTTCCATCTTCCCGAACGAAATCCCACAGCCCGGGCAGACGACAATCACCTCCATCGCATCCAGCTCCAGCCTCTCTAGGCAATATGGACACAGCCCGTACGGCGCATCCTCCGCCGGCAGCTCGTCATATTTCGACCTCGCCATCCTGCCTCCTTCCGCTCCTGAACTCCGGACTGAACTGGGTTCAGTACAGGCAACACTTATTATCGATACCAGACTCTCCCCCTTTAGGGGGAGCTGGAGGGGGTCACCCCACCTTCGAACCCTTCAGCCGCCCGCTCCGCACCATATGCGCCGGGTTGTGCTCGCTCTCGACGATCACCGTCAAGCCGGGATTGCCCGCCTCTGGATTCTGCGACCCGTTGCCCTTTTTCTTATCCCATACCTCTTTCATCATGCACGACTGACACAACCCGTAGCGGTTCACCCGCAGATCCTTCCTCCCGCACCTGGTGCATGCCTCACCATTGGCATTCGCCTTGGCTTTACTCTTTGGCGCCGGCTGCAGCAGCGTATTCCCTTCCACATGCTCCGCCAGGTCGCGCAGCATAGCGTTGAATTTCTCCGCGTCCTCCTCCGAGACCACGATCACTACTGCCTCGTACGTCGCCAGCCCGTAGTAATTCTCCAGCGAGTTGATCAGCGAGCACAGGTTGTTGCGCTCCACCGTCCCCTCCGGCATCCGAATGTAATATTTCATCGCCTCTCCTAATTTCCTAGCAGCTCAGCAGATAATGCACCCTGCCCGGGTCCAGCTCGCACACGCACGGATTCGGCGTCCCGTCGAGGAACGATCCAGAATCGATCTTCCAACCCCTTGTCCCCGACCAGTGCCTTGATTCCGCCTGGCGCTCCACCTCCGCCCGCGACATGTCCGCCGGCGCGCACACACTGATATGCACCAGCCCGCCGGAGTAGATCACGATCTCATCCACCGGCGCTCTTAGTACCATTGCCGCGCCTCCATCGATTTCGAAATCCCGTTCAGAATCATGCCGATCGCAATCAGCGCCATGCGAATCCCCTGTTGGTCATCCAACTGGAAATGAGCCCCGTTCAACAGCGTGGCCGGGTCGAAGATATCGACCCCTCCCCCTTTATCCATTCTCCCTTGCTCCTCTTCCCACCCATCCTGACGCTGCCGGACCTCCATCTCCTGCTCCGCCTTGATATCCCCGATCTCCGCCGCCTTTGCCAGCGCCAGCGCCAGGTCGTCAATAAACTCCTCCTCGTAGCTCAGGTACCAGCCCTCCTCCCACCTGCGCGGTTGGTAGCGCAGCACGCTCAGCGCATTCCGGTTAGCCAGCACCGCTCCTGTGACTACATGATCATGTTCCTCCGGAGTCCATTCGGTCACCTTGCGGATATAGAACCGCACCGGCGCCAGGCCGGGCACATTCAGATCGGCAATCCGGTCATATCGCTGCTCACTGTCCGGCCGAGAATCGAGAATCGTCATGTATTGACGAATGCTCCTCGGCAGCCATTCCATCACAGCTGTAAGCATCACGATCTCTTCTTTCTCATGCTGCTCCGCTTTCAGCTCCTCGATCTCCATCTGCCGGCGCAACTCTGCCTCCGCACAGCTCCTGGCATACACCACCAGCTCATCCAATTCCACATCCGGCAAATCCAGCTTCACATCCATCGCTCATCCCTCCGACTTCCCCAGCCATAAATGATTCTTCAGCACCTGGTGCGTGCGCCGCACCTCGATTCCCTCCGGCCCCTCCCCCTCCGTCTTCGTATTGACGAAGCACAAATTGGGCGCTGCCCCGTACTTCTTTCTGTAGTAATCCACCGCCCGCTGGATCTTCGTCTCCAGCGTCGCCTTCGGATCGTTGTCATACCAGAGCATCCCGATATTCATGCAGCACCGCCGTTCACCGCACGGGCCCTGATAGCGATCCGCTCCTGCCCGGCAACCCGCATTGGCTGTGCGTACAATACAACCTGCTTGCCGGTCCAGTCGTTCGTCTCGTCGCTGCCCAGCGCTTGGGCGATGCCCTCAGCCAGCGGCCTCGAGAGAATCACACCCTTGCTGGCCTTCTCGCATTTCAGCACGAACGCCCTTACCTTGCCTTCTCCCGGCCGGTAAAACTCCGCCGTCTCGATGCCGGCGATCACCACGGTCACCGGTCCGCTCAAATCATCCCCCCTCAAATATTTTGATGGATACATGTCGGAGATTTTCATGTCATACGCCCTTCCACGATATTCTTTTTACAGCATGCTCGATTGCCGACCGGGTCACGCCGTATTGCTTAGCTAGTTCGACATAATTTACTGGACCTTCTGCATAAAGCATGCGCAAATGTTTCACTTGTTCCTCTGTTAGTTTATGCCGGGGATGTTTGTCCCCTTTTTGAGCTTTCAAGATAGATCGCCCCTTGTTTTCAGCATCAGCAATATTGTCTTGGTTTGTGCCTAAAAACAGGTGAGCTGGATTGACACAAGCCGGGTTATCGCACTTGTGACATACATATAACCCGTTAGTAATCTCTCCGCTGGATAGCTCCCAGGCCAGCCGATGGGCGCGCTTGATACGTCCGCCGCCAATCGCAAAATGCCCGTACCCCTTGGGGTGTTTGAAAGCTTTCCAAGGCCAGCAGGCATCAGGACCACCAGACTTATCAACCTTGCTCCAAAATCTTTCTTCTAGGGTTGTCTCAGCCCATCTAGGCATCTTGCACCTCTGCAGGAACCAGCTCGTGAAGGGCTGCTCCGCTAAGCCACATTATCGGAACTGCAGCTCGAGTTTCGCTCGGGACCTAATTCGCATCTCCCAGCGCCGCCCGCACCGCAGCGAACGCCGCCCCGCCCGCGTACCCGTATACCCTTCTCTGGATCTCATTCATGCTCAGCCCCTCCGTCGCCAGCCGGCGGATCTCCTCATCCTTATCCTCTATCCCCTCCGCCCCTGTCTCTATCTCCATCCATCCTACGTCCAGCACGCTGCTCCTCACTCCCCTCTCACCCAATAACCCCTCGATCTCCTCGTCACTCGGCGCGAACGCAACCCCCCGCACCAGCCCCCCGCCCAGGGTCGCCATGAATTGCCGCAAACCAAGCCCTTCCGCTCCGCCGGCGTTCAGCACCACCCGCGATGCGTCCCCATCCCGCACCCGGAAAGCCAGCGCCGACATATTCCTGCGGATCCTCAAATCGATGCTCTTGTGCGTCGGGTCCTGCAGCGCCAGCGCCAGGTGCACTCCTGCCTTGCGCCCCTCCGCCGCCACCATGCGCGCCCAGCGCCACAGCTCCTCCCGCTCCTTCGGCGCCAGGGAATCGGCCAGGTTGCCGAACTCGTCGAAAGCCCCCAAGATGCGCGGCCCACGTCCTTCCCAGCGGCTCCACGAGCTGGCCCCCTCCGCCGTCATCTCCTCGAAGCGCCGGCGGATCTCAGCATACATCGCCCTCAAGTACCAGATCGCCTGCTCGCCTTCCTCCAGGATTACCAGCCTGGCGCCCGGATGCTCGCGGAATACCAGGTAATCCAGTCCGCTCCGGTCGAAGATCGCCGCCTGCCAGCCTCCTGCCAGGGCAGCAGCGATCAGCGGTCGCAAGCCGTAGCGTGTCTTCCCGCTGCCCGTCGTGCCGGCGATCAGCAAGTGCGGAGCCGCCTCCGGGTCGGCCGCAATCGGCCCCTGCGCTCCCATCCCCAGGAGAAGAGATCGTCCCGGCCAGCGCCGCATCCAATCCCAACCCGGTGGAGAAGGCAGTGGGATCTCCACATCCTTCGCCCCTCCGCTTTCATCCTTGATTCTGTTGGCCTGCGCCAGCACTTTGCCTCTCCCTAAGCCTGGTCCAGCCGCCAGCAGCAGCTCCGCAGCCTGCGCCCTGGCCGCCGCCTGAGACTGCAATAGATTATCCTCGTGCCCGTAAATCGTTACCTGGCCGCTTTCCCGGTCGAGAGTAGTCCCCGGTCCCAGAGCGCGGGTATAGTCGATCATCCCCACCCCGCCTTGGATCGGCGCAATCAGGATAGGCTTGCCGCTCCAGCTCACCACACCGAACAGCCGCACCAGCGCCCACGGCAGCACCTGCACTAAGAAGACGAAAAACAGAATCAGGATCAGCAGCACCAGGATCACCAACATCGCCCAGCCCGACCAAGTGCGCAGCGCCTGCGTGTCCTGCTCGCGGCGCATCGCCGCAGCCAAAGCGCCCGCCGTAGCGGTCGCCGCCGGCTGGGTCTGCTGCCAGGCCATCATCTGCTGAGTAGCGGTCGCCTGCTGCTGCCAAGCTGCAATCGTGGCCGTCATCTGCGCAGCGAGCAGCTCTTTCTGGTTCGCCAGCATCTCCGCCGTAGCCGTGCCCTGCGCGCTGATCCGCTCTATCTCCACCTGGTGGGCGTCCTGCGTCAGCGCCGCGTCCTGGGTAGCCTGCCACTCGCTGCCTTCTCGCGCTTCCTGGGTCGCATCCAGCCGCGCCTTCACCGCCGCCTGAGTTGCTCGAGCATTGGCGTCCGCCGCGTAGAGGTCCGGGCTGTATGCCGTCTCATCACATCCTGACAGTAAAGCCCAAAAAATCCCCATCATCACCGCCAAAAAAAAACCTTTCTTGATCATTCTCACCCGTTGCTCAGCCGCCTGGTATCCCAATCTCTTGATTACCTATTCCTGCAACTGGATATCGATCCTCATTTGTTCAGGATCCACCGATATCACTGCGCCGCGCTCCGTTACAAACGGCAAAGATTCCTGCACGGCTTTCTCTAATACGCCGCGCCCGCGCAGCAGATCATAATTCCACAGTCCATACCGCTCTACGATTGGCAGAAATTCCTCCACATCATGGTGGAGCATCTTAGGAATCCCGTCCGTATAATTGCAGTGATACAGCTCGTGATCGATCAGCGCCCGGCGCTGTTCAGGAGTGAATTTGGTGTACACATCTTCAGCAATCCAGATCAGGAAATCAAGATCCAGATGCGAGCGCAGCTTATCGCTGATCTTGCTCGCCTTGCCGCAAGTCTGTTTCCCGTTGCTGACAGGCGCCTCATCCCGGAGCACAAAACCGATCTTCGCTTCTTTCAAGTCAGGATGGAACTGATCGATCAGCTCCCTGGCAATATCCAGCACTTCGCTCGATGGCTCAGACCAAATCGTCATCTCTCAAATCCTTCTAACCTGGTTGCCTATAAAATCGGCTGCCGGCGAAAATACCACCCGCCGTCCCTATCCACTTTCGCTTTGGCATCCGCTTCGTTATCAAATCGTTGCATATCCCAACCCGACGCCGACCGCCATTCGTAAGGCAGCTCACGAATGCTCTCTAAATAACGCGCCTCACTGTCTGCCAACTTCCCTAAAACCTGCACCCGGCTCGATGAACTCATCTAAAAACCTTTCCTTTTTGACTGCTCTCCCAAACTCATCGACACACTCGCCAGGTCCGTGTTGGCTGCGTGGATGCTTCGGCTGCCCGGCAGATGGGTTGAAAAAATGCTGCTTACTTCTTGCCGGGCGAGAAAAATACATTCCCCATCCGGCGCTGTCATTAGCCCATATCCACTCTCGACCGTGAGCAATCTCGATTTTCGGGAACATCGATAACTGAGACATACCCGGCTCAGCTAAGACAAATTATCGGAGCCGCCTAATACTTCCACCGTTTCACGCGCCGGCGGTTGATCCGGTTGCTCGCCGCGGCCATCTTACGCCGCGACTTACTCTCGCCCTGGCCATGATTTTGACGGAAGATCGGTCTCACCTTCTTCATCGCTGTAGGTCCCCGCGCCGGGGTATTCGACCCTTGCGGGATAAGGTCCTTCATCGCCTCGATCATCAATTTGAGCTGCTCGTAAAGCATCATCTCGCCTCCTCGAAAAAACTCTGCGTACTCTGTGGTGAATCACTCAAAACAGCTTCCCTTGCATCGAATACGGCCCCCACTTGCGGTTCCCCTCCTGTTCCAGCGCCCGCATCTGCTCCGCCAGGTCCTTCACCCGGCTGCGCAGCTCCCGATCAAGGTACTCGTTCAGCTCCTCCCAATCCCGCGCGATCCAGTAACCTCCGTCGAATCCACCGGTGGAGCAGATCATATTCCCGTCCTTGCGCAGCTGGTTGATGCACGCCCGGACCACCCGTTCGTGTACCGGGAAGCCCAGTTTGTGCACCGCCATCACCAGCGCTTCCCGGCCGACCGCGTTCTCCCGGCCGATATGGAAGCCGAGCACCCGCAGCACCGCCCGCTCCGCTCCCGGGTCCATCTCGTCCACCAGCTTATGGATATCCACGCCTACATTGAATTGATTCATGGCATCACCTCCCGGTACACCACCTCGAACGGCATCAGCACTTGCAAGCACCGCGCTCCCGGCGCGATCACCGAATACACCTTCACCGGTTCTACAACCGCATCGATCCTCAGCTTGTTGCACGGTGTAGGCAGAAAACCGCGCACCACATGCTCGTCCATATAAACCACCATCGCCCCGCCCCGGATCAGCTCCGCATCCCCTGCCCGCGGCGCCCACGGCTGCAAGCTGGCTATGATCAACGGAATAAAAACAATCACATTCATTCCTGGTTCCTTATTCGCTACTCGCCATTATTCGCTCGATCTCCCGGATCGCCGCCAGGTTCTCACCCAGCGCGTTCGCCGCCCTGGCCACCAGGATCGCCATCGTCTGCGGGCCCGGGTTATCGTCGATCAGCCGGCGCAGCGCCTCCCGCGCCGCCTGGTTGGCGTTCACCGCCCGGCAGATCTCCTGCCGCATCGCATACCCGCCGACCTTCCTCTTGTTGGTCACCCTTCACCCTGCTCCAATGATTCCCGCGCCACCTGCCGCGCCTTCTCCTCGTCGATCTTTCTCTGGCGGTTGCTCCTCAGCATCGATCCGGCGATCATCGGCAGCCCGGAAGCCGTAAAACACAGCCCGACGATCAGCGCCGCCTCCAGCCCGATCACCAGTGCCGATCCCGAGAGCGTCGCCACCACCCCCGCCACTACCAGGAACGCCGTATAGCCCCGGTCGTACCCCTCCCGCTCCATCCAGGCAATCAGCACGTTATAGCCGACCCCGAAACCGAACAGTCCCACAAAAACCGCAGCCAGTACGACGCCTTTTTCCATCCTTTTGCCATCCTTTTCTTGAACCCGGCTCCGCCAATGGTTATTATCCGTACAAGCCCTGCCGCCTCCCCTTACCCCCCTCTCCTGAGCTCCTGCGAGCCAGGAGAGGGACCGGGTGAGGACTAAAGCCCCAGCAGCGCTTCCACTTTTACCCAATGCGTATCGGCATGCCCCTCCACCTCGTGGAGGTAGATCTGCGTGATCGCCAGAGAGGAGTGAGCCAGGAATTGACAGATATCCTCCACCCCCGCTCCGGCCTCCTTGCGCAGCATCGCCGCCGTGTGTCTCAGCGTGTGCACGTGGATCTTCGTCGCGTCCAGCCCCGCCCGCCGGCAGTACTTCTTCAGCAGGCTGCCCACGAATCGCATCGAAAGCGGCTGGGCATGCGGGTTCCACGTCTCCGCCTCCACCTGCGGGAACCTGCCCGCCATATCATTCAGCGCCGTGAAGATGTAATCTTCATCGCGCATCCCTTCCAGCCTGCCGGCAGCCCTCAGATAAGCGAGCATGACCTCGTAGACTGTTTTCGGGCACTCGAAGCGCTTATTCTTCTTCCCCTTTCCGCTCCAGCGGTAGTAGATTTTCCCGCCGCTCTTCTCGAAATCGCCCCAGCGCAGCATGCGCGCCTCGCTGTTTCGCCGGCCGGTGCTCAAGTAGAACAGGAACAGCGCATAATCTCGCAGCCCCTGGACAGAGTCCTTCGGGATTGCCCGCAGCAGGGCTCGCGCCTCGCTCACATCCAGGTAGCTCGCCTTGCCGTATGGGTTGACCTTCGTGCGCAGGCTCTTCGAAGCCGCCGGGTTAGAATCGTGCAGCGCCGCCCGCCTTCCGTCCGGGTTCACCACCTCGTACTCGTCCCGGCAGTACTCGTAGAAGCTGCTGAGCGCCGCCACCCGCTGGTTGATCGTCGCCTCGCTCAGCCTTTGCTTGCGCAGCTCCTCCACCCAGCGCGCCACATCCGTGCGGGTCGCGTCCCAGGGCTGTCGCTCGCAAAACGCCAGGAACTCCCGCCAGGCGGCGTGGTATGCCCGCCGCGTGTTAACCGAGCGCCGGCTTTCCAGCCACAGCGTAAACGCCTCCGCCCAGGCTTGCATGCGATCCATCGCCGTCGGCGTATATCGCTGAATCTCGCCAACTTTTACATCCTCCCAGACCGACATCTCTCTCGTCGCCACGACCCCTGTTTCAGACATCGATTCTCAACTCCTCTTTTGCCCGCAGCACCTTGTATTCCAGACGTGCTATCGATGCCAGCGGCAAAGCGATCAAAATTATGAATACAACCAGGTCGATAATCATCCTTCCACCCTCCCCAGCATTCCGGTCCACCAAAGATAGAACCACCAGAATACGCTCGCCGCCGCCCAGGGCAGCAGGCACCATGCCGCCGGATGCCCACCAAGCAGCAGCCCGATCATCACCCCTGCCGGCAGCGCCAGGAACAACGTCATGCGGATCTTGATCCAATCAATGCAAATCATCCCCGCCTCCACAGTCCGTCTGCATATAGCAGAATTACAGTCAACAAAAACACGAGAATTCCCCACGCAATGATGTCCATCTCTCACCCCAATCCGGCGTATGCCATAATCGCCATACTCGCCAGCCCGATCGCAATGAACAGCTTGACGATCTTACAGCGCAGACCTTTACCCAGGTCCTTGCTGTGCGCCGGCACCACGCATGACCCTCTTGCCGTGCTCACCACGAAATGGCTGCCCTTCCCGTTGCGCACCTGCGCTCCCTTGCTGCGCGCGTGCGTAATAAATTCGTCGCCCCTACGGAGCTGGTCAAGATTCTTTGCCATCTCCCCCAACCTCCCGAATTTCCACCAGTCCGCCGGCCATTTCCAGGCCGTAAGCCTCAACGATCACCTTGATCGTCTCCAGCAGGCTCTCCGCCTGCTCCCGGGTCATCCCCTCGACGTAGAAATCGAATTCCATATCTGGCTCCTAGAGACAAAAAATCACCCTCGCGCCCCGCCGCTTGGGTGACATTATTCGCTGATTTCTTCGAGCAGTACCTGGCGTCCCTTCTCGGTCAGGATATAACGCTTGTCATGTAGATCAGACCACTCGCTGATAATGTTGCGGATAGCCGCGCTCAGCCCCTTGCCACCGAAACCACCATCTCGCACATGTTCCCTTACAATCTTTTCAGTCTTTTCGTCCAAGTAAATCTTGCGCTGAATCAGGCTCATGTCCACATCCTTTTTCATAGTGTCAATCGCAATGGACATATTACCTGAAATAGTACCTTTTGTCAATACCCAGTTACAGATTGTCCATCTACATTCCTGTAAGCCATGACAGAATATAAATGCTCATGGACAAGGAAAAGTGGACTACCTGGATAATGGCTGAGATGCGCAGGCAGAATCTGACCCAAGCTGTTCTATCACGTAAATCTGGACTGATCCGGCAGACGATCAGCAATTACGTCAACAACCCACCAGATAAACCGGACCTCGATGTATTTTCGGATTTGGCAAAAGGATTGGGTTTGCCGCTCAGTATCCTACTCGAGAACGCCGGCTATATCAACGAGTTGACTGACTCGAAACAAGTTGCTGAGAAAGTCGCTGCTTACAAACTTTCCGAGCTGAATGAAGAACAACTCGATCGAATCATCGAATACATCGAATTCATACAGGACCGGGCGAGTCCTACAAGCTACGTCCAGACGAAGAGAAAGAAAACTCGGGAGGGGTCACCCCCTCCCGAGCAGGTTAAAGATAAAGTAGAACAATAGTTCTGTGCAGTAAAAGCATGAATGACCGGACTGATTTTGTCACATGGCTAACCTCAGAAATGGATACAAAATACTGGAATATATCAGAGCTGGGTAAGCATTCTGGGTTGAGCAGAGGCGCAATAAGCAACGTGATCCACCGTAAACGAAAGCCCGGCGCCGCATTCTGCCAGGGTATTGCACAAGCTTTTGATCTGCCAGTGGAACTGGTTTATCTGAAAGCTGGTCTGCTTCGGCAGATCGAAAATCCAATGCGTATAGCAGAGATTATCATCCATCGTAAAGCTAACAGGATGAACGACAATCAATTGCAGGAGCTGATCCGTTATATCGACTGGATGCAATACCGGAATAGAAGCGCATAAGAAAATGAAAAAATGTCCCTACTGCGCCGAAGAAATCCAGGACGAAGCCGTCGTCTGTCGCTACTGCGGCCGCGACCTGGCCGGCGAGAGCAAAGCCACCGTTAAAGTGACCGCCGCCAAACCGCAGAAGAAGAGCTCGCCGGTGATCACAGTCATTCTGATTCTGATCACCATAATCTGCCTGGGGATCTTCCTGCTCTCCCGCCAGGGCAACGGCGGCACAGAAAAATCCTACGTCCCCAACGACACTGAAGCCTCCATCATGTGCCAGGTCTTCGTCGAGCGACAGCTCAAAGCCCCCAAGACCGCCGACTTTCCAGCCACCAGCCAGGACAAAGTGACCCACACCGGCAGCGCCTGGACCATCGTTTCCTATGTGGACGCTGAGAATTCCTTCGGCGCTATGATCCGCACCGACTACGATTGCACCGTCGAATACATTGGCAATGAAGAATGGAAGCTGATCTCCCTGGAAACCAGCCCATGAGCGGGCCACGCCTTGCCTACCTGTTGGTTGCTCTAGGTGTGGGAGTTCTCATACTGGGAATCACCTACGCCTGGTTCGCAAACAGTCTGCCGGCGTATGCCTGGCTAGTAACCGTTATAGTCGGAATCGTCTACCTGGTACTGGCCAGGGTCGGCTGGGTCCGTCTACGATCCATGATGTAGAGACGCAGCTCCGCGAACGCCGATTATCGGAACTGTAGGGGCAAAGCGACGCTCCATTGCTTCGCCCCCTTAAAAATCAAAACAAACAGGCAACCGTACATCACACGGCTCGTACTACCGCGCTACACACGGATCCCCACCGCTCCCATCCGTGCGCACCCCGGCTCCCCCTCGACTGCTCATAGTTCACATCCGTGAGGTCGGGGGTTCGAGCCCCTCCGCGCCCACCACGCCGCCCCAAGGGTGCACGGATACACCCAAAACTCATCCGTGCACCCCCCGGCTCGGGTTCCTTACCAGAACTCCTCCACCGCGCATCACACGGACCGGTTGCCTCCTCTAAAAAAAATAACCGCATAAAAATTATCAGAACTGTTCTGATCATTATCGGAACAGAAGTTCTATCACCGGAGGCAATACGGACATGTCCACTACTGACCAGATCACCTTCTCCCAGGCCATCGAAGGCTTCGAGCTCGCCTGCCTGGCCCGCCGGCTCAGCCGGCACACCCTGCGCGATTACAAGACTACCTTCAAGAAATTCTCCGCCTGGCTCGATTTTGATCCCCCCATCGACCAGGTCACCCACCACCAGGTGGAGCGATTCCTGGCCGAGCAGCCGGTCTCCGCCAAGACAGTGCTCAACTACCATACCGGCCTTTCCGCCCTGTGGACCTGGTCCACCGCCGAGGACATAACCGCACACCACATCCTGCGCCGCGTCGAGCGCCCATCCCCGGAGAAGCGCGCCATCATCCCTTACACCGAAGCCGACATCAAAGCCATGCTCGCCAGCCTGGCCTCCTCTCGCCCATACGGCCGGCCAGGAAAGCGCACATCGACCCACAGCCTGCCCCACCAGGAGCGCAACCGCGCCGCCATCCTGCTCCTGCTCGATACTGGCATGCGCGCCTCTGAGCTGAGCGAGCTGTCCATCCACCAGCTCGATCTGAAAAACAGGAGATGCCGCGTCTTCGGTAAGGGCGCCAAAGAGCGCAGCCTGCCCATCTCCCCCAACACCGCACAGGCTCTCTGGCGCTACCTGCAGACCCGCCGCTCCGAGCGTGCCGGCGCGCCTTTGTTCGCCACTGCGAACGGGTCCACGATCACCCGCGACCGGCTGTTCAAGCTGCTCCAGACCATCGGCGCCCGCGCAGGCGTGCAGGATGTCACCGTCCACCGCTTCCGCCACACCTTCGCCATCACCTACCTGCGCAACGGCGGCGATCCCTGGAGCCTGCAGGTCATGCTTGGCCATACCACGATGGACATGGTGCGCAAATACCTCGCCATCGCCCAGGCCGACCTGGAGGCGCGCCACAGCATCGCCTCCCCTGTCGCCAACTGGAATCTGTAACATGCGCCAAAACGGAAAAAACGGTCCTTCTTTTCCGGGAAGGTCCCCCCTGCAGGCCCGACCGCCGCCCGCGCGCGTGGCGCTCCTCGAGGAGTGTATTCACATGTCTACACGCATTATTCGAAAGAAAAGGGATTAATCAATGAGAGATTAGGCAATAAGGAAAACCTGGTCGCCTTATTGCCTTGTTGCCTTATTTAAAAACTCTGTCCTTTGTGGTGAAAAATCTTTAATTGAAAATCATTTTCAATTATGATATACTCGAATTATGCGAGACAAACACGCGCCATCTGTGAAAGGCTGCAAACCGGAGTCGGAGCCGGGAAAGCGGGTGCAACGCCCACCTCGGCGCGTGCCATTTTTCATTCATCTCGCATAAGTAGCCCGGAAGCGCTGGCCCCGCCCGGGCTGCTTTGTCTCTTCCCCTTGTCCCCTCTCCCTTGTTCTGCTAACCGGCATTATCGAAACAGGAATCAGCCATCAGTGGTCGGCCGTCCGCTTTCGATTTTTTCCTTCATCGCCGCCTCGATCCGCATCCCCTGCATCTTGGCTAGCGCCGCTTCCAGGATTGCAATCGCATCCCCGAAATTGAGCTGCGCTGTCCCGATCACCGTAATCCCAACCTCGCCCGGAAAGCGGTAATCTGCCCTCAGCACAATATCCACCACCGGTGCCGTCTCAGCTGCCAGTAGATTCTGCACCCGCTTAGCCTGTTCGGATTTGTTTTTTGTTTGCAGCAGCGCCGGCAGGTCTGCCTTCCTATTTGGTTTCATTCAAGCCTCCTAATATCACCAGCGGCAGCCGGATTTTAGAACGCGGTTGATAATTAGGACACTCCGGCCAGCAATCGCTGCATCCTGGATAACAGATCCACGGCTCCGGTGTGTGCAGTATATAGACAGCGGTTATAGTTCCTGGCCAAGGTCCTTGTGCGCCAGTCTGAACTGCATCAAAAGCCATTACTATCATCATCAGAACAGATACGATTAAGAGAAACCAAAATATTTTCACTTAAACCTCCTCACGCGGTATGATACACAAACTGCCCGACAACCGTCTTTGTTCCAGACGATGCTAGATTGGTTCCATCCGGATTATAGAACCCAACCGTGTTACCACTGGCAGCAACGCTTCCCACACCGATAAACCACGATCCGCCGCTCAATATCTGACAGGCAAAGTTCATCTGGATACTGCCCTGATTCGAGTATGGCAAGTTGAAATTGGTCGCGGCTGCGTCTGCCGTGCCAGATACATGAAACCACACATATACAGTTTTTCCGACTTTTTTATAATAGATCAAGGCGGTTGTCAGTGAAGACCAACCCGACTCTGTGACGGAGTAATTCGACCAGGCAATTGTGTACAAATCCGCTTGTGGTCTCAAGTCGCTGTCAACTACCAGTTGATCCGGTGTGCGGAGCTGGTCGGCGGCATCACGGTAAAGATGAGCATCGCCGCCCAAAAGAATGCCATAAGATGAACCCTGTCCAGGCACTAGGATTCGTCCTGTGGGTGGATTTGTTGTAGCACCTACAGTAAGACCTCCGGTAATAATAGCATCCCCGGTATCCACGACTTGCCCGGTCGAGCCAACATACAACCCACTACCAACGCTCAGATCATACTGCACATCCACTGGCGCATTCATCAGCCGGATTTGCGCCCCTGCCGGGTCGGCATCAAGGTAAACATACGGCTCTGATCCTGCCCCTTCGTTGAACGCGGTTAGGTAAAGCTGCCCATAACGGTTAGGTGTTGATCCAGTAGTATTGCAGAAGATGTTTGCCATGTCAACACTGGGCGTGCTTACTACCCAAGTGATCTTGGAATAGCGGTTGGTGGACGCATCAATGCTCATTCCGGTTGGAGTAAAGGAGATATGTGCACCAGCAGTCTTGATTACCAGACCATCAGCCGTTTCGGCATTGTAGCTGAGATATTCGCCAAGCGAATAATCTCCGATCCCGATCCCGTACCTATCAATTGCCCCCGTGCTATATTCGCCGCGCATATTCCCAAGTCGAACCATCAACGTCTGCGCATTATACGTTGCCCCTTGCTCGTAGATCGAGACCGCCGGCGCGCCGCTGTAGGCATATATCTCGACCCGCCCGTCCCCGCTCTGACCTAACACTGCAAATGCCGATCCCTGCGGCCATGAGTTTGCTCCGCTTCCGTCTACGTTCCTGGTCACGTTATACGTTGTCCCACTTACCAGGCTACCAACCGTCATGTACTCCAGCTGCAAGCTGATGCGGAAGATCACAAAATCACCCGGAGTCATCGCTTTGCCAAAATCAATCTGCGTGGCAATCGAAGTCACATCTGCCGGTAAACTGCCAGCATCCGGTGTCACATAGAACCACCCGCCCAACAGCGTGATCGTATTTTGCGCGAATAAGATCGTGTCAAGTTCAGAGAGCCAGCCCTTGCGCCACAACCTGCTCCACGACCCGAGATCGTAGGTATCAGTCGCCGCTGGCAGCAAGTCCGACTCCACGTAATCGTCGATCTTCAGGTTGCCAGCGTTGATATAGATTCCCGAATTGAACGTGTGCAGCGCTCCCCAACTGAAGGCATAAGCCAGATTCACGCTCAGCGTGCGGTCCGCTGTCAATGCCCCGCCCCCGGTCATCCCCGTCCCCGCGCTGATCGATTTGTTCAGCTGGTCTGCCTTCAAGCCAGTCACCGTCTGCCCCTGCGCGTTCGCCCCTAATGTATAAGGCGGCATTGCGCTCGCCGGCGCAAAGCTGTGCTGCGCCGTGATCGTCCTGCCCGCGCTGATATGCACGTACTGGCTGTGATCGTCGTCTCCCAGCCCGCTCAGCGTCCCGTGGTCCGTAGGCGTGGTCGGTGTGACCGGCGCCAGGTTGGTCAGCACCCGGATCCCCCCGATATCCTTCTCGATTTGCTTGTTACCCAGGATGCGCCGTCTCATGGCTTGAACCTTCCCGTCTCTCGCTTCCGCTTCTGTGCCGCCCGCTTGATCTTCTGCCATTCCTCTGGCGTCAGGGCCATCCTATCCGCCCTGGTCATCCCCAGCAGCTCCCACACATGCCGGCTGCCTCCCTCACCCGCCCCCGTTGCGCTGGCAGATGCCGTGCTCTCCAGAGATTCCTGGTATGCCTGCTGCGCCGCCAAAATCTCGCTCTCCTCGAACAAGTCTGTCTTCAGCGCCCAGCCGCCTGGTCCCACCTCCACCTCATCCACGAAGATATCCCGCGCGTCCGCCAGCCACCCGCCGTATTCCTGCTTTTTTACCGGGTAGCTCAAATCGCGCACCACCCCCGGCTTAATCGTCCACGGGTTGACCTGCTCCGATCCGCCCACGCTGGTATATAGCTCGCCTCCACGCAAATAATAGGCCGGCGCCGTGTTGATCTGCCGGTAATAAGCCCGCCGGTCATTTTCCACCCACAACCGCCACGGGTTGCCGCTCGCATCGCCCAGGTCCTCCATCTCGTTCAGCTTATCGTACGCCCGGATCGGCACATTGGCGCTCTTCTTCACCGTCAGTGTATTGGCCTCGATGCTCCCAATCTGCAGGAACTGGCAGTCCGCCGCCAGGATCTCCCCAATAAAATCGCTGGCATAATCGTCCGTCCCGTCTCCCGCAGTCAGGTAGCGCCAGTTCGCCGTGAAGATATATCCGCACACCACCACGGTTAGCAAATTCTGCTCCAATCCTTGATGGCTGCCCACCGGCCGCGCCCACGGCCAGGCATTTTCTTTCAGGAACGTATCCCGCAATGCTTCGCTGGCTGCCTGATCGTAGCCGTCCAGGGTCAGCAGCTCTTCCCTCCTGCCGTACCTGGCGATGCTGGCATCGTTCGTCGCCGCCGAAGAAGTCTGGATCGCATCCGCCGTATCGATATATGTGGACTTGACATGATTGCTCATCCGGTCTAAACTGCGCCGTCGGGTGCTCCCGCCCAGGGTCAAGTCCATCTCGTAAAGGATCCCCTCCCAGGTCTTATTCCCTCCGGTCTTCTCCTCGAAATGGCTGCCCAGGAACTCGTAGAAAAACTGCGCCAAAAAAGACGGGTCACCTCCCAGGCTAAACGAGCCGCGCCAGTAGCCACCCTTGCGCCGTGTAGATCTTCGCCAGGTCAGCGCCGCCTGGTCGGTTAAGTCCATCAAGAACGCCGACCCCTTCAACAGGTGCTCGTAGAGCCTCAGAGATTGCATCGCCTAGCTCCGGTAGCTCAACCAGCGTTTCTTCAAAGTCAGATCCAGGTCGCAGGTCCGCGAAAGCAGGTGCTCGGATGCGCCTTGCGCCGCCAGTACCAGCAAGCCTCCCCCGATCGGATAAACGAAATTATCGAATTCATATTCCACGTTGCCAAAATTCCCGGAAGCAGCCGTGCGCCCCAAGGCATACTGCACCTCGTCCTGTGACGAGTAGATAGTTAATGGCCCGCCGGTGGACCCGACCTGAGCGCCATCGATCACCGCCAGGTGCTCCGCAGGAATCATCAAAAAGCAGTCCACGTCCAGGCTGCCTGATGCGGAAAGCCGCTCGGCATACAACACCAAATGATAGTTGCCGATTTCATCATTCAGACTGGCGCGGCTGTCGCGGTTGCCGGTCGGCGGTATCTGCACAACTCCCAGGGGAATCAGGTTCCAATTCGTCAGATTTGAATCGGTCACCGCTGAGAGATAGGTCACACCGATGCTCGTCTCCGCCCCGGAGAAGCCGGCCCAGCCGTGACGCATATCGATAGCCACCTCCACCGTGCCGGCCGATAATTTACACCGCGCCAGCATCAGATAGGTGCCGATAATATCGTCCTTCACCGTCGGGCTGGTCTGCACCTGGTCCCAGCGCAGCGCGAAGCGCTTCGCCATCGCCGCCGAGGTCGCAAAGCTGATTGTCACCTTCGAGCCGCCAGAAGCCCCACCGTCGGCTGTGTCTGCCGCATCCAGGATATTCGTCCCGTCTTCCGCCTGCCAGGTGGAGATGAAGCCAGCCGTCCCGTAGCGCAGCTTGCGGATCCCGATCCAAAATTTCGATAAATCACCAACCGACGCGCTGTCCAGCTTCAATACGCTGATCCGCTGCGGATAAGAGCCGCCATCGTTGCCGATGCTCCACGTTCCGCCCGTGGTGCTGATCCCGGTCTGCGTCGGGTTGACGGAGGCGGTCTCCTCGAATATCGGTGAGTGCAGCACAGCAATCCGCACCACAGCAACATCCCTGCCCAGCATCGGGGTGATGACATCTCCCGCCAGGGTCTCGGTCCAAATATCGTGTACGACGGTCCGGCGCACGGTCTCGCCCTCCGCCGCCCAATTTAAATAACATGGCTCGCTTTCGTTAGAATCGGCGATAAAATTCACCGCCAGGACCTTCAGCTTATCCAGCGTTTCCATCTTTGACCGGAACGTCGCGTCCGCCTGGTCACTGACCACCTCGAACACCGTCCAAACCAGGTCTTCGGAGGTGCGGTATGAAAAACCGCCTCTGGCCAATATAAATTCGGTCAGCAAATTGACCGACGTGGACCCGCATGCAATTTGCAGCGTCTTCGCCAAATCTTACCTCCCCATGCTCGCGTCCAAACGTTTTCCGCGCATCGATTCCACGAACGCCATCCCCAGCGCCGCTGCGCCGGCATTGTAGAAGTGCTGGTTAAAGACCTGGTTTCCCCCTCCGCCTTCACCTTGCGAACCCTGCCCCTGCGGCCAGATATCCACCCGCTCCCCGCTAGTTGCAGCTACCAGGTAGCTGTCATCCGGGTATCCCGGCGGGATGAAGCCGTGTAGCCCACGCGCCCCGCCCGGCACTTGGCCCGGGTCCAAATCCTCCTCCGGGTAGATCACTGGCGCATCTGGCCCCGGTTCGCTGGTCTTGACCCGGTTCTCCTTGATCGTGATCGTGAACGTGTGCGCCGTCGGCAATCCGCGCATCTTCTGTCCCAGGAGATCGATCTTCTGCCCGGAGAGACGTGTCCCCGCGTCCAGGCTCTGCCAGAACTCATCCGCCGCCTGCATTGCTATGCGAGTATCCTCGTCGATCAAGCCCCACTTCTCCGCAGTCAGGAGCAGCGCTTCCTGGGCTTTTGCGAGCTCTTCTCCGGTCAGCCCCGCAACCGCCAGCCGCTGCTGCAGGATATCGAACAGGATCTCCTTCGTCGCCCGGTCGTGCGCTTCCGCATTCTCCCCGATCTGCGCCTCCACCTCTCCCAGCTCTTCCTTCAGCCCTTCCAATTCCCCCTTCTGCTGCTCGGTCAGATACTTGCGCCCCTCCAATTCCCGGATAGAGCCCTGAATCAGGTCCGCCTTCTCGCGTAAATTCTCCAGCTTGATCTTCTGCTCGTCGGTCAGGTAGTTACGGTCTTCGAGCTTCTTAATCTTCTCGTTGATCCCATCCACAGAGTCGCGCATGTCCGCAAGCTGGATCTTCTGCTCGTCGGTCAGGAATTTCTCGGTTGACAGATCCTTGATCTTGGTGCGCAGCTCCTGCGCCCGGGTTGCCAGGTCGCGCTGCGTATCGTTGAAATCGTCCGCCTCCGGCCCCAGCCGGCCGCCGATCATGTCGTTCAGGTCGGACATAGCCTGGTCAAGGTCTTTCTGCGCCTGCTCGGCTTCCTTGGCCGCATCCCGCACCTTGTACAGCGCTCCGTAGTAGCGCGTCGCGCGGTCTTGCAGAGCTTCCATGCGCTCCTCGCGCTTCAGCCCTACCCGCACTGCCTCCCATTCCTGCTCGGTCAGCAAGCCCAGGTTGGTGATCAGCCCCACCAGCCCGGCATCGTACATATCCGTCGAGCGCGCCAGGTCATCCACCGTGCGCCCCGATTCCGCCCAGCTCAGGATCAGCGCCCGGTCTTCCTCGGTCAGCATGCCAGCGACCACCGCCGCCCGGGTCATCTCCTCGATGTATTCCTTGTAGCTGTCCGCGCTCTCCTTCATCACCTGGTTGTGCTCGGCGAGCGCGTCGGTGATCTTCTGGTTGGCCGTCAGCAGCAGGTTAGCTGCGTCCACCGCCCGCAGCAGAGTCGGATACAACCCGGTCTTGATCCGGTCCTCCAGGTTCTGCACCGAGGCTTCGAAGCGGGCAAAGCTGCCTGCGTCCTGGTCAGCGATATCCCCAACCAGGGCGAGCTGCTCCTCCGCCTGCGCCAGGAACGCCATCTTGAAAGCCTCGTTGGCGTCGTAGCCGGCTTCCTCCAGCTCTTTTACCTTCTCCTTGAACCCGTCCACCGAGACGCCCAGGGCGTCGAAGCGCATCGTCGTCTGGTTGGTCAAGGTGAGTACGAGCTGGTTCATATTCATCCCCAGAGCGCCCGCCACCTTCGTCAGCCGCACCGCTTCCTCGTGCGTCTTCGCCAGCCCCAACGCCATCAGATCGCCGGCGCTCGCTACCAGCACCGAGTCGGCCACCAGCCCGCGCGTCGCCGATTTGAGATCGCGCATCAACGCATCTCCGGTGGTTCCAATTGACTCCGCCAGCCGGTCGAACTTCTCCCGGGCATAGTCGAGCTGAGCTCCCTCTTTGCCGAAGTCAAAAGCCTTCTTCATCACCAGAGCCGAAGCCGCGATCCCCGCCACAGCCCCGGTCACCATGCGCGACACGCCTAGAGCCTTATCGCCAAAGCCGCCCAGCGCCTTGCGCGAATCATCGACGCCTTTCTTAACTCCGGAGGAGTCCAGGTGGATCTTGCCGTACGCACTTCCGAGCTGAATCGCCAAAGCGTTCTCCTAATTCCTGATTACCTGATCGCCTGATTCCTTGTTTCCATAATCCGCCTTAGCGGACCCGCTCCTGACACTCCCTCACCACACCCCACTCTCCGGCACCTTAACCTTCCGCGCCATCCCGCCCATCCGCGCGAACGAGCCGGGCGCGCTCGCATGCGTGCCTCTCGGCCCTTTGCCGTCTGAAACTGCCCCGGCAACCAGCGCCGCCAGGTCGAACTGGTACGCCGCCCACTCATCCCGGATTCCCAGGATCGCGCTTGGCCTTTGCCCGTACCTTGACGCCACCCGGTCCAGCAGCCTCATCTCCATTTCGTTCTGGGCGAAAGGGGCGCACCGCCACGGTCACCTCGTTCGCCCAATTCCAGATCGCAATGCAGTCCGCCGCGCTGAGCAGCTCTGCCGGCACGTTGGCCGGCTCCTGGATGCAGGCATGCGCCAGCAGCCGCACCACCGGCTCGTATTTCTGAAAATTCTGCACGCTGATCGTCCAGGCGTCCTCAGCAAGCTGCTTGTTCGCCAACCCGATCAGCGTGGACGGGATCTGCCCCAGCGCCGCCAGGTCCAGCAGCTGGAGGCGCTTCAGGCGCACCTCCAGCCCGGTCGGCAGCGTGAAAGCCTCGCCCAAACGCGCCTCGCGCCACTCTTCTAAATTCATATTCCATCCTTGTAGGGGCGAAGCAAGATAACCTGCCTCGACCCTGATCTATTACTGTTTGCTTCGCCCTTACTATGATGTCGGCAGGTTGGCCGCCGTCTCGTTCTGGACGATATCCAGGATCCCGTTTGTGCCGTCATCGATGGCGATCCCGGCCGCGCCTGTCATGAAGAACTGCGCATCCTGGAATGTGCCTTCCAGCGGGCTAGTCAGCTTCGCCTTCCAGAACTTCACATGCACATCGTCGTCGCCGTCGCCCAGGCTCTTGCCGTATATCTTGAAATACGGCATCTTCGCACCGGCGTGGATCTCCAGAGTGTTCGTGCGGTTGGGCGTGGTACCGGCCTCGACAGCCGTCAGGCCCATCATGATCTCGTAAGCGTCGATGTCGATCCCGCCTGCCTCGAGCGACCACTCCACCGCGTCGATGAAGCTGGCGATCGCCACCAGCGAATCGTCGCCGCTCAGCTCGCCCGTGCGCAGCCGCAGCCGCATCAGCAGCGTCCGTCCAGCCGGCAGGTCGGATTGCACCGTCCCGCCGATATTGGTCAGCTTCACATCCCGCAAACCGAATAACTTGTTCCCGTAAGTGCTCATCTTGCCTCCTAATCCTTAAATTAAATCTCTGCGTGCTCCGCGGTGAATCTCTAAAGCCTGAACGCTCCGATCGTGATCGTGGTCACCGCGCTGAACGTGAACCAGATATATCCATCGGATTGAATATAATCTGCCGTGAACGGACCGATTTTCTTACGAACGCCGTTGGACACCGCAACAACGGGGTCAGCAACCGCCTGCCCGTCCACCGTGCGTGGTAAATCGATAGTGACATTGATCGGCGCGCCCGAGCCGTTATTCACCTCCAGCCACATGGTCGGGTCGAACAGCACCTTGTTGCCGTCCGTGGCCGTCGGCGTGGTGGGCAGCGTATCGACAATCCCCGCCCGGCTGAGCTGTGTGGCCGTAACTGCGACTGCTCCTGCGTATGGCATTTAGACCTCCTTTTCCTCTGCTTGTTCCCCTCCCTTCAGGGAGGGGGCGGGGGTGGGTTCATTCCACCACTTCTTCTTCTTCGGCTTCGGCTTCGTCGTCTCCGAAAACTCGTTGAACGGGTCCGTTAGCAGATCCTCCAGGATCTCCGGTTCAGTCACCTCACACACGAACCCGTTCTCCTCGTTCCACTCGTACGGCCCGACAATCCTTCTCCTGCGCCTTCCGGTATATTGGATGTACATGATCGCTCCTTTCGCTTCTGAACTCCGGACTGAACTGTGTTTAGTACAGGCAATTCACGTTATCGAAATAAACGCCTGCTCACTTGATACCTGACTCTTCCTCACGCCCCCACCGTGCTGTGGGCGTCCTGACCGGTGCCTGCCTGATAAGTCGTGATTGTCAAATAGTCCGTGCCTTCCACCCGGTTTCTGGTGGAGTCGTCGTAGAAATTGTTGTAATCACTGTCGAGGTTGTCTGCTTCGGCAATGTCATAGCAGCGAGTGATGTTCACGTTGTAGTTGTTGTTGCGAGCGTAGAAGGTTGTACTGGCGTGGGAAGCGTAGAACAGGATCGAGCCATACGCACCGCCAGCCAGAACCAGGTCCTGCACGTCCAGGGCATAAGCTAGAGTCCCATAGACCATTCCGCCGTTGGTGATGGCATCCAGAGTCCACAAACCACCGTCGATTGTGATGGTTGCGCCGGCAATGTTGTTGCCTACGATCCTGCCGCCGTTGTGGGTGATATTGCAGTTGCGAAGGGTGTGCTCTACTGCGCTAGCTGTACGCAGCCCTACCGCTGAGGCGCTGACCGGCATGGTGAAATCGGACCCATCGAGCAGCACAGACGTGGCGTTCACGAACTCAAAACCAACGATGAGGTTGGAGTAAGAGCAGCCGATATACTGCACTGCGCCGAAGTCGCCGGACGTGTTGGCATGACCGTAGAAGCCTGACCCGAGACTGTCGTAGGCGTCGCTGATTGCCTGACAGTTGATGTGCAGCAGCCCCAGAGAAGCGGGCGTGTTCTCATTGGCGACAAAGTAAGTGTGAGAGGTGAGTCCATAGTAGGCGTTTTGAGCAATGACGCCAGCCAGAAACGAGCCGTCGCGGTATAAAAGATTGTGCTTGCTGCCGGATGAGCAAAGGCAATTGACGATTGTGGATGTTCTGCCTGTCATCAGGCTGCCGTTGGCGCTGAGGTTCTTACGCGTTTCGATGCCTGTGATCTTGCAGCCTGAATAGTCATAGGAGTACAAGCCATAGAGGCGGTGGGAATACTCGTAAACTTTGCCGCTCGCTCCCGGATCGCTGCTATCGGTGGCGTGGATGTAGAGTGTAATAGTCCCGGTAGCGGCAGAAGGGAAGCAGCTCCCCGGGGTGCTGTCGCAGGTCGCCAGGTCTGCGGCGCGGGTGAGAAAAGAGTCATCCTCCCAGACGTTGAGCCAATTACTCACCCCCCAAAGGGGGGTGATGTTGACCTCATAAACATTGGTGCGACCGGCGGTCTTTGCCCACGAGCCGGCGCTGATGAGGTCTGATGCGTCAAGGATTGGGAGCGCCCCGCTGCCGTAAGCCTCCACCGTGCACCCGTTCCCCGGCAGATCCAATTGCTCGCGCCAATGGCTTCCTTTCGCTAGCCCCACGCTCTCCCCCGCCTGTAGCACCGTCAGCAGCTTCGCAATCGTCGCAAACGGGTAAAATGCCGAGTCTCCGCTGTTGCTGTCGCTGCCGCTGATCGAATCGACATACCAGTCGTAATCGAGCTGGTCAAGTCCATAACGATATGAGTACGCCCGGAATGCCCCAATGGTGACCGAGGTCACCGCACTGAAAGTCAGCCAGACATAACGGTCGATCTGCAAATAGTCCGCCGCGAACGGCCCAATCTTCTTCCTCGCCCCGGCATTGATCGTCACAGTCCGATCGGTTGCCGCTTGCCCATCCATTACTCGCGTGACATGGATCGTCACAGTGATCGGGCTTCCTGAGCTGTTGTTCACTTCCACCCACATCGTCGGATGGAATCTGACTTTGTTGCCATTGGCAGCATCCGGCGTGATGGGCAGCGTATCCACGATCCCCCACCGCTTGATCTGCGTCGCCATAACCTCAACCGCTGAGCTATAAGGCATTTTTCACCCTTCCCGGTCCCGGTGCAGCACGAACCGGCTGGTAGCCATCGCGCAGCTCAGCGCCTGGTCTTCCTGCTCCAAAATATCGTTGGCGTGGTGCGTCTCCCAGGTGTTGTAAGTCGTCGCCAGTTTCTGCCGGTGCAGCAATGTATAGATCCGGTTCAGAGCCGCCTCGATATTGCTGTTGCCGGCCCGCTCGTATAGGAAAATGATCACATATACCCGGCTAGACCCGTCGAACGGCCCCCAGGGCGTCTCGACTTCCGTCTTGACCAGCGCGCAGGGCAGGATCTCGCTGTTGGCGTCGAAAGCCGCCGGCATCCCCTGGCGCGTGATCTCCATCCCGGTGTGTATCCCGCCGGTCAGAATCATCATCAACGCGACATCCGCCGCCAGGATCGCCTTCGCATCATCCGCCAGGCTCACTCAATTCCTCCCGCAATATTTCCGCGCAAACGCCAGGCTGCGCTTATACTGTATCCACCGCACCCAGACCAGCCGCTTGACCTTCTTGTGATCGAGCTCGATCATTGCCATATTCAGGCTCGGACGCCGCACATCGACCGCTCTTTGGACGCCGCACATGACACCGGACCACTTGACACCCGGACCACTTGACACTTTGAACTTCATAATCCCAACCTCCCTTCCATCTCGCCCTTCCCACCGAACAGCCACACCCCCAGCGCCTTTGCGATCGCATCATCCAGGAAGCTCATCCCCCCGGTTTGCTCCGCCGTGTTCGCCCCGATGAACTTGGCGTACCCATCCATCCCCGCGTCGCTACCGCCCCGCACCCAACCCCGCAGCCGCTCGATGAATTCCTTCTCCGGCTGCATGACGGTCACTTTATAGCACAGACAATGTGGATGAAGCGGCAACACGATCTCGCCCACCGGGTAAATCCCCTTTCCGCCCTCCCCGCCCTCCACCACCAGGTCGCAGATATCCTCCACCGCGTGCGCCGGCGAGAGCATGATCTGCTCCTTTTCCACCCACGGCTGGACGGCCATCACCCCATCGCTCGCTGCGTGGTGCGCCGCCTGGATCTCCGTCCTGGCCATGCGCAGCGCCTTATACGCCACACCCTGCCCCCGGCATTCCTCCCCGCTCTTCAAGCCCCTGCGGTCGCCGGAAGCGATATCCTTCTTCGTCAGCTTGTATAACCTGGTGCTCGTCCACCTCGGGCAGTCCTGGTTTGCCCCCAGGAACTGCTCCAGGTCCTTCGCCGTCTCCCAGGCGGAGCGCCGGCTGACGATCGAATCCATCATGATCCGGTTGATCCCCTGCCGCGCCTCCCGGTCCAGCTTCCACACCCTGCTGGATAGGTTCAGCCCGTCGCCGTAAATGCGCTGCGTCGCCGCCTCGATCAAAGCCTGCAGCTGCGGCTCGAACACCGGACTGGCTTTCTGCTCTTCTATTTCCCTTCCCCTGCGATCCTTCGGATCGACCCCCTTACCCTTAAAACTCTCCGCGCTCTCTGCGGACTCCGCGGTGAAATTCTTTCTCACCAGCTTCTCGTGCCTCACCGCCATTGCCCCAAACGGAATGCTTGCCGCCTCCCGCCTGGCCGCCTGGAACATTGGCAGCCAGCCGTCCATATACGCCTTCTGCCAGGCCGCCAGCAGCGCCTGCTGCGCCCGCGCCGCCTCCCCCGCGTCCAGCACCCCATCCTCCCCGGCAAACTCCATCAGGATCCCCCTGGAAGTACTCGCAAAATCGGATAACAACTCGTGTGTACTGCCAATAACGAACAACTGCAGGCGCATCAAAGCCGCCTGCTGCGCCAGCGGCAGCCTGCGTAGCGAGATCCCGGCCATCTTCTGCGCGGGGCTTTTCACTTTCCTTGCCTCATCCAAAATACCCAACGTCATCCTAACCAACCACTCCCGCGAAGCGGCTCTATCGCTTCGCCAAGCACTGGCAATGTTCTTTATTGCCTGTGCCGCTAATCACACTTATCGATACAGCCATCGGCGGTCAGCCGTCGGCGGTCGCCTGCCCGCCCAACCTCGCCCCAATATCCGCCATCCTCCCTGCATCCCCTGCATCTCCGCCCTCGCCGCTCACCAGCTCGTCCGGATCCACCTCCGGCAGGTAGCGCGCCACGATCCGAGCGATTACCTCCGGCGCCCACCCCAGGATCTGCATCTGCATCGCCGCCCGCGTGATCGCCTCCACGTCCCCCGCCGTCGGCTCCTTCTTCGAGCGCCACTCGATCGTATAATCCAGGCTCGGCGGGTAAATCCCAGCCAGCAGCCACTGCCGCTCCAGGATCGGCCCTACCAGCTCCGCACTCACCCATTCCCGCAACTGCGCCAACGTCTCGCCGTATTCCAGCGTCTTGACGCCCAGCACATCCCGGTTCAAATCCTCCCCATAAGCCACCAGCTCCATCGGCACCTCACCGGCCGTGAACCAGGTCGCGATCTGGTGCTTCACATCGCTGATATCCCCCAGAGTCATATCACCCTGCACCGCGTTGATCTTCACCGTCCCGAAAAAGTCCTGCACCGCCGCGAACGGGTCCTCCAGGTTGTCCTGGTTCATCTCCTTGTACGCTTCGATCTCCCCCTCCGAAGTGCCGGCCGGGAACTCGTGCACGTACTTCATCCCCGCCCGCGTCTTCCTTCGCACTGCGATATCCAGCTCCCCTTCCGTCAGCTTTTTGAAATGTCCCGTCCCACTGGCCAGCATCGGCGTCCCGTAACGACTGCCTTCGTCGTGCTCCCAGCGTGCGTGCACGATCTGCCAGGCCGCGAACCACAGCGCGTTCGCCGGCGGCTCCGCTCCATACATACTGGCCGCCCACCAGTACGCCCGCTCCGGATCGTTGAATCGATCTTTATCATTCGAGTTGCGGTGCATCTCCAACGATGGCTTGCGGGTTATCCCAACGATCTCCAGCCGCTCGTTGATCGAGATCTCCAAAAAGCTATCCCCGTCCCGGCACGTCAGGCGCACGTAATCGTCCAGTCTCTTATCCAGCTTCAGCCGCCTGGTGAGCTCCTCGGCGATCTCTACCGCCCGCTGGTCATCGCACTTAACCACGAAGCCGCCCTTGACCATGTCCCGCGCTAGCATGCGGATCATCTTCTTCGCCCGCGGGTCAGAGCTGTACATCTCGCGGCACCGCCTGACCACCTCCGCCCGGCTGCGCTCCGCCTGGAAACGTTCCATGCTCTCGTTCGCCGCCGGCGCCCTCGGGGGCTCCATCATCACGATCACCTGCTGCTGCTCCTGCTCGGCGCTGCGGCGGAAGATAGCCCGGATGCGGTCTACAATGGATGCCATTCGTTCGCTCCTTTGAACGCGCTCATCTCAACAGCTCCCGGACCATGCGCTCCAGGTCCCCAAGATTGGCCTCGATCGTGCTCATAATGATCGCGTACCTCCCACCATTAGACAGTTCTAAGTAGCGCCCATAAAAAACACTGTGTCCCAGCGTCACGATCAGCGTGTCTTTGTCCCCCGATTCCACCGTCACGTCGCTCATTTCCGCCTTGGCATCTGCTGTCACCTCCCCGGTGATCGTGCCCAGCCCGAAGCCATCCACCGCGAAGAAGATCCCGCTCCTGGCGTTGCCCGTGCGGTCCTCCCACGGAGCATTGCGCCGTGCATCATCCTGGATGCCCTGCCCCCATCTCGTCGCCACAGCCTGCACCGCTACCAGGATCCGCTCGCCATATTTAGCGATATTATTAGCCAGCACAGAAGGTGGAGTTACCCATTCGATCGTCACAGCGGCACCTTGGCAATATTCACGATCGGAAATTTCACGTGATCCTTCAACGGCAGGTTGCTGCCCAGGCTGGAATCGTAGGTACCCTCAACAACCAGATAGCGCCAGCTCACCAGCTTGCCCGAATCTAGAGCCAGGTCGACTCCGGACAGAACGATTGTCACTGTCGCAGCCGGTGAAGTAATTACCACTTCCTCCCGGTTGTTGACGATCGTTACCCCATCCTCCTTGACCAGCGACCAGTTCAGCCCGGCCTTCGGAATCACATCCGCGCCAAGTTCATCCGTGAAGCTGACATCAATCGCGAATGTGCCGCCTTCGTGGGCAGCTTCGTCGAGCGAGATCTCGCCAGGCATCAGCTCAATCCTATATCCAGGCTGCCGGCCGTGAAGCGCGCCGTGTCGCCGTCGCCCACCGCCTGGTCAGCCATATCGTTGTCATAGAACAGCACGTTCCCTGCCCCGGTTGTGACCGAGTCGACAGTCGCCACCGACGTGATCGTTCCCCAGGCCGCACCGGATGCCGGTCCCAGGTCGATGTCGTGCGTGTTATCCACCACACCCGCCGCAGCCAGGTCCCAGGTCGGCGAAGCGCCGCCGTTGACATTGACCTGCTCGCGGGCATACGCTCCACTGCCTGGCTCTCCCAGCGTGGATCCATCATCGCTCTCGTCGATGGTCGTGGTGGAAAGAGCCACATATGTGCTGGGCTTGGTGTAAGCCACATTGCGGAACATCAGATCCAGCAGCTTGTTCGCCAGATAAGTGGAGATCTCCGCCAGGATTTCTACGTATACCTCAGCATCTGCCACAGATGGCGTGTTGCCGCTGACGATCGCCTTCGAGGCGCCGAACGCTCCATGAGCCAGCACATTCCCCGCGCCGTGCGTGGCGTTATCTACTACAGACCAATGGGTGACCGTGCCCCACGCGCCGGTCGCTGCAGGGAACGTTACCGCTCCGGTCTGGGTGACCCGCCTGGAGGCTGCAGCTGCGAAGGTAATCGCCGTGCGCGCGTACGATCCCGAGTTGGGTACCTCGTTCATCGACGCCCCGGTAGCCGCGTCGGTCGGGTCGGCGGTCGCCAGCGCCAGGTAAACCGTCGCTACCGGCGTATAAGCTGCGTTGAATACATGGTCGAGCAGCTCAAGCTCTGAATAATCAGTCAATGATCCCATGACAAAAACTCCTTATCAATCGAACTCTGCGCCGGGATGCCGGCTTTGGTAAGACACCCCCGGTTTTTTAGAAGAAAACCCGATTCCAGGCGTCTTGCCTGAAAAACTCATGCTGACCAGCCCGGCGATGATCGCCAGCGCCAGGGTGATATCGTCCGGCGTAGCGCTCGCCGCCTGCAGGGTCGCCGCCATCGCCCGCAGCACCGCCAGGTCTGGAGCGCTCGTGCCGGACTGTGCTCCCAGCGCAGCCGACATGCTGCGCAGCACCGCCAGGTCGGCCGTACCCGTCGCGCTGGCTGCCTGCATCTGGGCCGCCATCGCCAGCACAATCAGCAAGCCGGCAGTATCGGGTGTTGCAGATACAGCCTGCATCGTGGCTGCCATCTGCAAGAGCAGGCCGAGAGTCGCATTATCCGGCGTGGCAGAAACCGCAGAAGCCGCGGCGCTCATCTCCCGCATTACAGCTAAAGCCGGATTGTCCGGAGTGGCGGACTGTGCCAGTAGAGAAGCGACAAACTCGCGTATACCGGAAATATCCAGGTTGATGTCATCGGGCGTCGCACTGGCTGCCGCCAGGCTCGCCAGCATCTCACGCAGCACCGCCAACGCAGTTGTATCCGGAGTGGCGGATGCGCCTGCCAGGGATGCCGACATCGCCCGCAGGACGGCCAGAGCAGAAATATCCGGCGTGGCGGAGGCTGCCTGCAGCACGGCGGTGAAAGTCTTGACGATCACCAGGCTGGCAGTATCGGGTGTGGCCGATTGGGCTGAAAGGGTGGCAGCCAAAATGCGCAGTACAGCCAGATCAGGAGTGTCAGGCGTCGCGCTGGCCGCCTGCAAGGTCGCCGTCATCGCCCGCAGCACGGTAAGATCGGCTGCCGGCGTTGCGGATTGGGCGACGATCCCGGCCTGCATGGAGCGCAAAACTGCCAGAACCGGCGTGTCGGGAGTGGCGGAAGCAGCCGCAATAGCTGCCTGCATCTGCACAACCAGGCCCAGGTTCACCGTATCCGGCGTTGCGGACTGGGCATTCAGTGCTGCCTGCATCGACCTCAACACGGATAATTTGGGTGTGTCGGGCGTGGCGCTGGCCGCCCCTAATGTGGCCGACACTGACCGCAGCACCGCCAGGGCAGGATTATCCGGCGTCGCCGAGGCCGCATTGGCAGCCGCGGAGAAGTTGACCACCGTGCCGCCCGTGGTGTACTCGGCATGGATTTTGGCGGCATAGCTCGCTCCGAGGGTATATCCGCACACCTGCACTATTTGAGTCGTGCTGTTAGCAATCAGGATGCAGTTAAGCACCGCCGCGGCGCTGTAGTCATACGAATCTTCCAACTCCTGCAAGATCGTAGCAATCGAGGGACTGCTGATAAACGTGCTGACTGCCGTGTCAGCGGCAATCCAGGATACACTGGCGGTCGTGCGGGTTCGGCCGGAAATGTTGTTATTGCCCGA